ATTTTTAATAAATATGTACTGGAAGGCATATCTTCATCAACAATAGAATTATCTGATTTTATTCTTTTAACTATATTTGAAGGTTTTAATATATCATAACCATAAGAACCATCAATTTCAAAAGAACCATTATTAGAAGTTAATTTTAAATCTAAATAAGTAAAGGTATTATAAGTAGAATTATATGTAAAGTTTAATCCTTCATTAAAAACCAATCCCTTTTCAGAAGTATTTGTGAAATCTGTAGGTCTTGTTGTTTCAGTTACATTAGTTGCTAACGCTTTAACACCCGAAATAAATCTAGAAGAAGTATCTAAAGGATTGTAATAATATATGTTAGTATTGTTTGACGAAGAAACATACGCTTTATCCTTTAATATAATTGTAGTAGTTGTGTTAGGGTCAATTCCTGATTGTGTACTACTAGAGTATTCTCCTATTAATTCATAAGACGAATTAAAGAATAACATATATTTTTTAAAAGTAAATGCGCCATCAATTGTTATACTAGTCGAAACATCTTTTGTAACTGCCCCATCAGAATTAACAGGTGAAGAAAAATTATCTATATGTGGATTTAATGTAGAATAAACTATATCATCAGTAAAGTTTAGATTTTTATTTACAGTAGTTGTTAATAAATTAGCAATTTCATCTCTACCTGATATAGTATAAGTCATCATACCTGATTCATTTTTAGACTCTATATCTTCAACATTACCATTGAATACTTCTTCATTTAGAGTATAACTACCATTATAATAATACATTCTTGATATTGGGGTTTTTTGATAATATTGTTTAGTGGAATCTAATATAGTTAGATATTTATGTGTTCTATCACCATAGTTTACTCTCACATCATGCCCTGATTTATTGGTAATAGACAATCTAGCATTATATAATTTTGTATTTTTAACTTCTACTGTTCGATTCTCTAAAGTTAATCTATCACTTTGGTCATGTCTTACTTCTGTATCTGCTGCGAACTCCACATTTAATTTATTATTAGAATATGGAACTACATAACAATCTACACTACTGAAACTATGAACAGTAGAACCACCAACAAATACACTACTGTTTACTGTCTTTCTAGCATCTATCGTAAATGTTTGAGTGGTTAATGTATAATTTCTTGTTGATACGGAAGCGATAATATAATGATACCCATCTATTTCTACAATAGTATTATCTGCTAATATTGAAGCATAATCATATTCACCTGTTAAACCATTTATAGTAATTGTATTAGAACTAGAACTAACGGTATGTTCTATTTTTTTAAGTTTCAATGTATCAGAATAAAGACCATTTCTAACTACCATTTTAGAATCTTCTTTAACTTTCAAATGTTGTGTACCACTATTATCTAAAGTAACTACCGTAGCCATTTTACTCATTTTATTTTTTGGATTATTAACAATGGTATCTAATGTAGTAGGAATTTTATCATTCTTTAATTGTGCAGATTCAAAAGTTATATATTTTATAGCCCCATTTAAATTTTCACTATTAGTCCAAACATTACCCGAAAAAGAGTTTGCGTCTGTTAAACTTCTTTTCATTAATGGGAATGCTTTGTTCCAATATAAGGGGTCAAAATTACTATCATCTTCATCATCTATTAAAGTATTATCAACTAATATAGCATCTAAATTATTTCTTCCTAAATTCTGTATAGTATTATTGTATTTGCTTTCTGTTTTGAATACTACATTTTGTATTGTTGTTCCTATTCTTAAATTAAAATTAACATTTGTTGCTGCGAGTGGAGTTGAGTGTCTATAAAAATCTAAATAAAATCTATGATAAGATGTAACAGTGTATTTCAATTCTACATTTCCTAAATAATTAGTTCCATTAAAAATTGCCATTCCTTCTTGCAATTTATCATAATCATCACTAGACACTATAAAATATTTTCCTGTACTGCCTACTTCATATTGTGTTATACTGCCATTAGGAACACCTGCGGTAACAAAATCAGTAGCCACAATAACATCGTCATCATCCCAAACTCTAGTAGAAGTTACCGTATATTTTTCATTGTAATCTAATTGGTCTTTTTCCTTTAACCTATCATTGTAAAAATAAAAGGTAGGAGTATTTACATTACATATTTTATCGTATTTATCTGTTGTAGCAGAATTATCTCCCCTTAAACCATAAGATACCGCTACTAAATCTGTATCTGTTTTTGCTGCTCCCTTGTATATTTCAAATGTAGTTCCTTTTGGTATATCACCATTATATTTAGGACTAAACTCTACACCATCACCAAATTCATCAAATGAAACTATTCTAGTTACTTTAGCAAAGTGTGCATTAACAGAGTCAACTCCCTTACCGCTTGCAGTATCTAATATATCATGGTTTAAAATTATAAAATAATCATAATCTTCTATATCTAAACCTACTCTATCAGTAGGAAAGTCCGAACTAGGATGATAAGTTGCTCGCAAGTTAGTAGCAATATTATTAACAGTTTCGTCAGCAAAATTAGAATCATATATTTTTACTTTGAAAGAAGGAGTTGTTTCTTTGTTTGTAGTGGCTACTATTTTCGTTTGAACTGTACCATCCTTTCTAGGTGCTTTTCTTATTTCTGTATGAATTATAGAAGAGAATGGGTTAGTATTACTTTCTATTTTATAATCAGTTTCATTTTCTAAACCTGCTGTATATAATGTAGGGTTAACTGAAACATTTTTAAATGCCTTTGCTTTATTATTAGTACTGTTTCTATCAGTATAAACATTAGACCCATTGCTAATAGTTATCTCAGTTTCACTAACACCTATATTTAATGGAAATAACATTCTACCCGAATAAGACACTTCACTCACCAAATGTATAATAAAATAAAATATTACTGTAACTAGGAGTTAAAGTATTAAGTGTTAAACTAGGTTCTTTTCCTTTATGCATGGAGATTTCAAATAATTCTCCCATAAATTGTTCGCTAATTAAAGTACCTTTACCAATTCTAGACTCTCCACTATTTGTTGTATTATCAAATTCAAATGCAGGTACAGAAATAGTTTGAGTTTTAATAGATTGATTATTAACATAAAGTTCTATTTCTCCGTTCTTCCTGTAAGAACATGAAACCTTGTAAATTTCTTCTAAATACATTGCTTCTCTAGGTTGAGAAATATAAATTGATACTCCCGATAAAGAGGAAGAAGAATTAAGTGTAGTATTTGAGCCGCTTTTACTAATCACTTTTCCTAAACTAACACCACTACTATTGAATATTTCAGTACCGCCACTACTATGCGCTCCTAATTCAGCCATTTTAGTAGAATAACTACTACCAAAAGTTAGCGTAGCACCGGAAATAGTAGCGTCAGAAGCCAATTCAGTAAGACTAGTAGTGTGTTTTTGGTAATAACCATCTTCATCATAATAACCATGTAAAGTATTAACCGATGTTATAATCGGACTATCACTAGAAATAGTAGTAGTTAATCCTGATGTATTAGTAAAATCAACACATAGTTTATATTCAGCAGGTTGATTATAATTAGTAGTTGTAGTATTTTGTAAATAAAATTTAAAATTATTATTGTGAAATAACATCATTTTATGAGAAAGGCGATTTGTTATATGATTTGTATAATCCCCTGTACCAAAGTATCTAGAACTTTGAAACCCACTTTCAGTTTCATCTTCGGCAGGACTAGGTGGAGTTTTTGTTGATGTTTTAGTATCTATATCATCAGAAGCATGACCATTACCATTAACGTCATATGGCGTTATAATTGCTTCAATGGTAAAACTATCAGAGTGATTCCAGAAGTTGCCTCTAGACGTGCCTGTGCCTACTGTATCGGCATCTAATTTTAAATAACCATCACACATAACAGGAAATACTAATGCTTTAGAATTTCCAATATAAACATTAGCCATTTTACTACCTCATCAATCAAAGAAATTATCGCCTATTACTTTCGCTTCTTCAAAATCTAAAGTAAATCCAATACTAGGAAATTCAGTGGCTATTATATTTGTAGTAAATGAACGAACAAAACCAGTTACTCCTGTATGATTTTCAGTTTTTTCAGCAGCCTTAAAAATAGATGATTGGTCATTCATAGTATTGCCTGTTCCCATTGTAAAATTATTATCATAGGCTCTGTTCTTCCACGAAAAAGGTATAATTGGTAGTGTTTCTATTGAAGTATTTGCATCAACATTTGTTCTATAATTAAATTCATTATTAACCCTACTAGGATAAAAAAACAAAATTTTACTTATATTTTGGTCATCCTGTAAAGAACTTGAATCAACATAAGAATGTATTAATTGTGCCAATTCAAATGAAGTCATAACAACCTCTTTTGCATCGGCTGTTCCTGATTGTTTCTTAATAGTCTGCTCAACTAATGTTCCCGACAAAGACATAGTTTTGGATGATAACCCCATATCAAATGCTAAATTAAGAGATTCCCCTCTAACTGCACCTGATAATGGAACTCCCATATTTGGAACAGTTTTAGTAGTCATAATATTTACAGAGTCAACATGCAAAGGAATTCTATTTATTATGGCATCATCACCAATTTCATTCCTTCTAGATAATTCTAACATTACCATGTTATTAGGGTCTAGTGCGCTCAAAAGTTATTCACCACCGAACCGGTTCTATTCATTCTAAGGTTAATTTCTCTAGCAACCTTATTTGCTATATCTCGTATCTCTGTATCGGAAGCACCAACTCTACCATTAACATTAACATTAATTGTATTACCACCTGAGCCGCCCATCATTCCTTTACTATCTGCATTAGAATGTACTCTTGAGCCTCTTGGTAGAGATACTAATTCTGCACCTCTTTCTCCAACTAATTGCATATTAGAATTAACTACCCCGCCTGTACTAAATGGATTAATTGCCGCTACTAAAATACCTCCTAATGTCCATGCTAGTATAACAGGTAAAGAATAAATAGCAATACCAAGATATGTTAAAGCACCAAGTACTAAACCTATTGAAATCATTATCCCTGCTATTGTATCTACTGTTGTTGCTCCACCTTCTAATAAAGATTCTAATATTTCTCCTAAAATAGATATAACTGATATAAATGATAACCAAACAAGCCCCCCTAATACTTGAAGTGCTAATTTTAGAATATTAGCACCAATTAAAATTATCCCCCCAACAACCATTAAAAAATCACCCTGAACAAACCCATCGTATAATAAATAGAAAGCACCTACTAAATCACTAATGGTATTCATTATTCCACCTAACACAAAATTAATTTCTTCTTTAATAGTAACCCATGCTTCTATTAATGGTTCTTTTAATAATTGGAATGCTTTTCTAATAGCAAATAGAGTCAATACAATAATTGCAAACCATTTCATTGCTGTTTTAAAGAAATTCCACCCTGATTTAAGATAGCCCTTGAAGTTCTTTCTTATCTTTGTGAAAAAATCAAACAATAGCACTTGTTTTTCAATTACCCCTTTCCTAAACTCAGAAAACTCCTTTTGTTTATCAAAATATTTTTGCAACCCCTTTCTTCCACTGAGCCAATTAGTAATTTTACCTTCTTTCTTAGGTTTCTTATTTTGTCTTTCTGTAATTATGTTATCCATATAACGTTTCTTTTCTAATGTTCCAGCCGCTTCTTCTTTTCTATCCTCAATTTGTTTAAATTGTCTTTCTGTAATTTCTTTGGTGTAATTTAATACTTCTTTCATATCATCTAAATTTTTAGTATCAATACCCTTCTCACCAAAAAGAAGATATTCTACTCCATCAAAACCCTTAAAAGAGTTTCTTAAAGTTTCCACCATATTTTTTGCTTTTTTAAGTCCAGTTGCTCCATCATTCAAACTATTAAAAAAATCCTTATCATATAATTTTTTAAATGGCTTCATTGCAGTTTCCATTTCTCGTACTTCCAATAAGGCTTCCATTGCCTTCATTGCTTCTTCCGTTGATGCCGTTTGTTTCTTATGATATTCGTTTATTATAGTGAAACCTGCTCTAACTTTATTTTGTAATTGCCAAAAAGTAGGAAGAATACCCGAAGCCAATCTACTGATAACACCTAACGCTTTAGAACCTGCTAAAGTATCAATAGTCTTTTGAAACCCAGTTTGAGAACCCGACAAAGCCTCCGTTGCCCTTTTTACATCATATAATTTTGCAGTGAATACATTGGCTTCTTTAGCCGCTTCAATAAAGATAGAGCGAAAGTTATCAATCTCATTGTTATTTGAAACCATAATATCACTTCTGTTTCATTTTTTCCATTTCTTCTGCTTCTATTTTCTTAACTTCGCCATGTATTTCTAACATTTGTTTTACAAGAATTGCAGGAGTACAGTATGCCTCTAAAGGACTAATACTGAAAGTTGTTGAGTATGTATATATCATTATTCGTGAAACAATATTTGGTGGAACTTCTCCACCTTTTAATGCTCTACGAATTAACTTTCGTTTCCCGTATCATCCCCCATCATATCGGTGAAAGGATTAGGGAGAATTTCTTTTAATTGTGCGCCAACATAAGGGCTAAGTCGTAGTAAATCAACAGACGATAAAACTGGGTCTGTTTTTTCAACAAAATTTTCAACCATGAACTTATACATCTTATTCAAATCTAAATCAAAAGATTGAGTTTTTGAATCAATTTTCATCACGCTTGATAACGCTTGTTCTACCTGTAACCAAGTTGGTTCTTTAATCCAAACTTGTAGGTATTCATCAGATTCAGGTTCAACCCGTATATGATGGCATTCTGTATTTACTGCGGCAAATAGCCGGCTCTTATCTGTTATCGCTTTTTTTTCTTCTACCATATTTTCCACCTAACTAATACTAACTAACAAACAAACAAATGTGTTAGTGGAATGTGATAATGAACTATTATTTAATTAAATAGTCCTCCGTATTAATGCATTAAAGCCCATTTACCTTTATATTGTGCATTGGATAATGTTCTTGCTGATGCTGTGAATGCTACTTCTATTGCTCCTTTATCTTCAGGGAATGGGATATCAACAGTACTGAGTATAAAATCTGTTAATGTTAATGTAATAAATTCTTCTGTTTCTTTTGTAAAGTTCACAACAATATTACCTGTTGATTCGTTATCCTTTCTCAACTCATCCCATAATGTTGTATCTGTAATTAGTGCCGTCATTGAAACTTCATATGTTCTTTGTGCAGGTATATGTTCATTCATAACTTGCCTACTTGTATTTCCAATATATCTTTGAGGGGTTATGTTATTATTAATAGTAATAGAACCTGATTTAATCCTTGCATATGTTTGACTGAATACTTCTAAAGCACCGTCTGAAAACATAAATGGATAATTATCAGAATCAGTAACACTAAAGTTTTTCAAACCACTAGGAGTTAGAACTCCATTGTGAGGAATGTAATTATTAGCGGTATCAGTAACAACATCATATGCCCTTCTAGTAACTAAATCTAAACTTGTTTTTAACTCCATACCTTCTTCAAAATTAAGAGTCAATGTATTAACTTGGCATCCTGTAAAGATACGAGAAAATATGTTTTCATGTGGGGTCAGATTATCAACGGCAGTGGTTGCAGCCACACCTGCTTTTCTATAAGATACATCTAACCCAAAAGACGGTAAAGATGCTCCATTGGATTCATCAAAGGTATAGGTTAAAACACTAGTAGTTCCCATTTCATGATAATTGGCTAAATCACTAATACTAGTAGCAGGTGTAGTATCAGTAGTATTTGTTGAAAGAGGCGGGTATTCAGCACCACCCGCAATTGGAACTCTAACTAAACCTTGTGAAACATCATTAGCAATGAACTTATTATTAGTCGATGAAGTCCAATCAACAGCATTATTGGTAATTCCTAATCCTGTTACTTTTCCTAAAGCATAATACAACCAAGAACCATTATTTAATGATAAATCTAAAGAGCCACCACTAACAGTTTCAGCACCTCTAAATTGTAAAGCAAGATTTCTAGTATTTCCACCCATTAAAGCCAGTTGTGTAACTGGTGCATCAACGCTTGGTGGAGAAAAGGAATTAACTAACCCTAACCAATTATCAGATAATAGTTTTTGGTTAGTAGTTGAAGGTGCAATAACAGGCGCACCGAATGATAATAATTTAACATCTACATTTTCTGTACCGATTGCTTCCATATCAGAAACATTTGAATCAAAAGTAAAACTATTTTCAGTATTTGATGTAACCGTTACATAGTAAACTACTGCGGGAGTAGCAGAATCAGTAACTTTCGCTCTGCATCCAACATATAAATCAGTCAAAAACTTAAACTTATCACTATCGGCAGTAGCCAAAACTGCAATATTTAAATCGGTATTTCCAGCAGCCCAAGTAACTACCATACTATCAAAATACATATCCATTTCCGGCACTAATGTAGCCATTGTCCCTGCGCCTACAAATACTTCATTACTTACCATTTTTAATCACCCTATGTATTACGACCGAACCGCTTCATTTCAACTGATAACTTATACCCTAATAGTCTTTTACCCCTATCATTGGCTTCACTTCTACTCATCAATTTTAGTAACTCAGCACTTTCTTCTATTGTTCCTGAAGTACCGCCACCAACATACACAGTTGGTCGTAAAGAGTTGTGTTCTAAAATGTATCGTGCAATTCTATACAATGCTTGTAGTCTATCTCTAGAAAAAGTAATTGTTGGGAAATCTCTTCTATGTAAAACCCTCATGTGTAAGGTAAATGTGAAAGTTTCATTTCTAACTGCATAATCTATGGTAGGATATTCAATATTAGCACTCTCTTCAAAGACAATTATAACTTCTTGTGAATCTACATCTACTCTTCTTCCGGTTTTAGGTTCTATTGAACGAACATCAATAAATTTAGGAGTTACTGCATGACTCGATATTATACTACCATTGCTCGTTAAAGTAGAGGCAGTTGCAGCCCAATTATCATTTAATAAACGAATAATAAAAGTTACTTCATCCATACACTTAACTCCTTTTCAACATCTTTAACCAATTCTTTAGTAAGTATATCTATTGCATTATCTAAAATATTATCTTCAGAAAAACTAATGTCGAAGCCCAATTCAGTTTCTAATTCTTTAAGAATAAGATTACGTTCTTCTTGTATTCTTATTAATTCTGTTAATCTTTTAGAATAATTTTTCATAATAATCACGAAATAAAATGTATTATATTCTTTTTCCCATTAATAATATCATTTGCTTCTTCTAATAAAATATCATGTTTAGTTTTTAAATCTATATTAGAACCTGTTTCTGCAATCAATATAGAATTATCATCATGTCGAATTACTTCTGCCGCAACTAATTTAGTAGTCGCCTCATGTATTCCGGCTGGAACTCTACCATCACCTGCAACATATGTAACTCTAATAGAATGATTTTGAACATATGGGAATTGTTTATGGAAAAATATCTTTCCTTCATGGTTTATCATCCAATAATCACCCATTCTATTTTGGTCTTGGTTGTCGGTAAATCCTGTAACCGTACCGAAATTAGAAGTAAGATTACATGCCGAACCATCTTCTCCTAACAGTAGTGAAGATATTATTACATTACCACCATTTTCTGAATCAACCGTAGCATAAAAGAAATCTGAAATATTTACATTAGAATTACCATTAGCAGTAACAGATTTAGCAGCAACTTCACCTGTAAATTTTGCTGTCTTATGTGGGAAAACTTCATTGATTGCATCTACTATTTGACTAGCAGTTGTCTTAGTACCAAAATTATCATAAAAATGTGTACTCTCTACTAAATTAAAAGTATAGGTTCCGACAGTTAATGATATAGTCCAAGCACTAGTTGTTACTGTTGTAGGCAAGGTTAGTTTAGCAGTAGCAGATGCTAAATCTTTATATTCGCTACCTTGCCAAACTTCTAATCTAACTAACTTTTGAATTCTTGGTTGTGATAATTGGACAAACCCAACATAATCTTTCCATATAGATACAGGATATGCACCTTGATTCCAACCATCAAAAGAAAAATATTCATCTCTATGTATAATAGGTCTGTATGATTGTCCGATTTTATCGTCTACTTTCTCTTCTGCTCTCTTAATTAATTTACCTAATTCGGCTCTTGTAGGAGTAGTGGTATCACTAAATGCACTAATTTGTAATAAATTAGAAACGTCAGTGTGAGTAGTATAATGTCCAAAACCAATATTATAATTTACATCAATATTTGTGAAATCACTAGGAGAGGAAACTTTTACCATAGTATTACACCTACTTACTCCTTGCGAGTAACTTGCTATACTTATTACTTGCCCTTAGAAATATATCGTTATTTACACTTCTTTGTTGCGCCCTTTCTCTTCTATGTCTTCCTTTTATTTCAGGATTAGGTTCTCGCCTATTATTATTTCTATATCCAGTATCAATAAATTGACCGGCTATTTTAAAATCTAATGTCCTAATAGATTCCCATGTACTTCCCTTTTCTAATACTACTGGTATATATTCTATCTCTCCTAAATGTCCAGTAAATACTTCTCTCCAATGTTCTTCTGTTTGTTTTATGTTATCCTTACCAGTGAATATAAAGTCAATATAAAAATTATAAAACTCAGTAATTATATTTTCTTTTTCACTTGCTATATTAGTATCGCTATTTAAACCTAATAAAGCATATATTGTAAGCCCTTGAAAATCCTTCTTATTATCAGTTATCAAGGTAAAATGTCTTGTTATTTTAGCGAAACTTTCAAATATTTTTATTATTTCTTTTCTATCTTCTGGTTTTATCCAAAATAAATGTTCATATAATTCTATTTCATCTAACATATGTTTAGTAGAAGGCACTTCAGAATTCCTGCTACCTCCCCACAATTCTCCTGCTTGAAATGTACCTGAAGAATTAATTGGTACTATAGCATCTATTTTTCTTTGCGTATCTCCTTCATCTCCTGCTTTTATTATTGATTTAAATGTATATTTATTTACATTGTAAGTTTTTCTAAATGAAACTTTCGTATTTTCTTCGTCAGGAAATTTATATTCCGGCATACTAAGTGCTTGGTCTTTTTTATCCCATTTACTATCTTTTTTATCCTTATTTTTATATGCATCAGTTATACCATCTATTAAATGTTGCATTTCTTCTTCATTTAAATCCTTTAAATGCATGAAGTCCGTTTGTCCTACATTCCATGCTGTAGGATTAAATAATTTCTCATAATAATATTGTAAACCGTGGTCATACCAAGCAGGAAATTTTTGTTCTTGTGTACCTAATTTGTACTCTTTCTTAAACCATTTATATTCATCTGTCTTTTCAAATTCATTGAATAATTTTTTATTTTCTTTATTACTATATTCCACTTTAATGTCTTTTAACATTGATTTAAAAGCATCATGTTTCTCTTTATTATTTTTAATATTTATTACATATTGTTTGCCATCATTTTTAAATTCTACTTTATCTTTATCTACTTCATCTTGATTAAAGAACCATTGCAAATATGGCTTAGATTTATCATCCATAAATAATTTATATGAAGGATAATCATGCTCATAATCTCGGTCTGTATGAATAGTTTCTTTTAAATTATATCCAAATATAGAACTCAAATCACGAACCTTATTCCTGCTTAAATATTCCTCTTTCCAGTCAGGATTGTCTGCCATATACTCTTCTGTTGGTGTCCATTTACCATCCTTTATATCCTCATATGTTGGTGGATAATTCAATGCTTCCAATATATTCTGATACTTTTCATATGCCTTATATAATTTTAAACTACCTACCTCTCCGTCTTTAAGTATTCGTTGAATATTTATATGCTGTTCAATCTTACCTATTTCTATATCTAAATTACTTAAATCATCAATTAGTAGTTTAAATGCCAAATTTATGGAAGCAGTTTGACTTTTACTTTCTTTTTGCCAACTATTAGCACTACCACTTGATACAGTTCCTTTAATAAAACTATAAATTAATTCTCTTATTGTTTCGTTATCAGGTCGTTTGAAGGGTTCAAATTTTTTATTATTATATTGATAATAAGAATTACCATCAAATATTGTAGTTAAATCTCTTTCAGTATCTATCAGTATATCCATTATCTTTCTTACCCTGCCAACATTAGAGTATAATTTTTCTTGTTGTTTTTCATTAAAAATATCTTTTTCTTCACTTCTAGAAACTGTAGTGCCTCGTTTTAAATAATCCTTAAACGTTCCAATATCCTTTAATGCTTTAACAATCTCAGTATCAATTTTAAAATTTAAAACCATATCTCCTAAATCTAAGTTACCATCTTGGGGAGTTATCCTTAACAATATATCTTTTTTAATATCAGATAAACCCCTTTTAGGTTTAATTTCTCCATCCATTATATCTATAATAGTTTCTTTTAGAGTTTCTTTATCATTAAATCCCTTAATTTCATCATTAATCTTTTTAAATAATTGCACGTCAGATAAGTTTTTACTAGTAGTATTAGTCAATACAGAATATAGGTTATATGTATTGTCCTCTTTAAACCGACGTTTGATTTCATCTAATCTTTCTCTATTTATTATTGCCACATCTACTGCAAGGTTCTCCATATTTTTATCATTCATATAATCTATATGACCATCTACTTTGGTGTTAATATTAGCCCGTATTTGTTTATCATTTACAAGAACTTTAATTCCCTCTTCATATTCATTTTTGTCTTTAACTATATTTCTTTGTATTAATAATAATGATGACCTATCCGATATGCCAGTAAGTTGGGGTTCTATTTTAGTTGATTCTTTTTCTTCCTTAATAATATTAATAGTTTTAACAATAGATTTTAATAATTGTTTTTCCATTGGTTCTTCATCTTCTTCTATCTTAGTTGATGCTTGTGATTGTTTATATGCCCTAAATATCTTTTTAAATAATCGTCTTATATCAGTAGGTAGTAACTTGTTATCGTTAAAAAATGTTTTGAATTTATTTTCTACTTTAGTTCCATGTATTTTTTCAGGTGTTAAACTTTCATCATAATTATCTAATATTCCATTTATTGTTTTAATCTCTACATCGTTAAATTTCCAATCTTTTTTAAATTTATCAAACTCTTTCATTTCTTTTGTTTTTTCCAACCATTCATATAGATTTTTATTACCATTATATAAATCAGTAATTATATCAAAAATTTCATTTACTTGTATTTCTTTTAAAAATGTATCTTTTTCTACAAAATTATAAGGAAAACCCGACTCATCCCAATCACCAAATGGTTTATCAAATACATTTTTAATATAATCTAATATTTTTATTGTAATAGTTATCTTTTCTTTTTTAATATCTACATATAAATGATTTTCTAATATTTTAGTATTTAAAATAGGTTTTGATGTTTGGATTTTATTCTCAATTTCCTTTACTACTGTACTTTTATAATCTATTGTAGATTCTCGTATTTCCTTTTCTTCGTTTTTTGTATCTGCTACTGCATCTTTATCACTACTAGTAGATAATTCCGTTTCTTCTAATATCTCTTTAAGATTTCCTTTATCAAGCCCTTCTGCTACAGTTTTTTTTCCAATGCGTTTTATTATTCGCGTAGTAAGAATATCATCTTCTATATATCCTTCATTATGTAATAATTGTATAATCCCTAATAAAGTAGAGTTTGATAATTTATCCACTACTATTATTTTTAAACAATTTTCAAGTTCTGTTAAATTTGTTTTAGAAGTTTTACGGTTAGGATATTCTGCTCTTAAATCTTCCAGTTGAACATTTAACAACAGTTGAATTTTATCTTCACTTTGTTCCATTTTAGATGTTATGTCTAAAAAACTATCCGAAAAAATATAAGCAGCGTAATCTAAAAAAAGGTTGGGTACATTATCATTAGAAACTATTATGTTATCATCTTTTGTTGTATGATTAATTATTTCCCAACCATTAACTATTTCTTCTGTTAATGTAATTGAAGTAGGTAAAGTAGGTATAATTCTCTCAGTAATTTTTACCATTCATTAAACCACCTTAAGCAAGCCATTTAGCCCAAGCAACTGCTTTGCCTAATCCTTGTGCTAGACCTAAACCGCTCTGTGGTGGGGTGTATGTTGGCTGACCGGTCTGAGGGTCAATCCAATAAGGATTATTCATACTATCATATCCTTGTGGGGGAATAGGATAACCACTGCCATTTTGTAATGCCATTTGTTGTTGGTTCATAGTATTATTAAAATTAGTACTCATGTTACCACCTTGTATTTGGCTAGGATTTAAGCCTTGAGGGTTCATACCTTGTTGCTGCATACCCATTTGTTGCCGCATATCCATTGGTGTTTGAGTTTGAGATTGGGGTTGTGATGGAGATGAGAACCCTTGTGCTTCAAGATATTGTTGTTTAGCCATCCTTCGTTGCATTACAACTTCACTATTAATAGCAGTAGCCAAAAGATTAGCCATATCTAAATCAATATTTTCTTGAGTAATCCTAGTAAATTCAGTAAGAGCATCTGGAGATATAACAAGATTACCACTAGAACTTTGATTAAATTCTAACTTAATTAACATTTGGCTAACTGCTCTTTGAACAGTATCTTCAATTAGTTTTTCCATTGCCTTTAAAAATGATTCACCGTGATATTGAAAGAAATCTTCAACATGATTTTCTTGTAAAGTTAAAAGGTTATTGATTGTTTTAAATTGGGTTTGCTGTTGCGCCCCCATTTGTGTTGATAAGTTACTATTACTCGTTCCAAATAACCCCATTACTCAACCACCTCTTCCGTAACAATTGCGACCTTAACGCCATCGGTTAATAGAGTTTTGACTCGCTCATTAATACTGTTAGTTTCTATTACTAATCTAAATAATTCTTCTTCTTTAGATTCAATACCCATAGTAGGTGGTTTAATTGTCCAACCTAATGAAGATAATGATTGCATGTCTGTCTGTTTTAAACTAGTCAATGGGGCAGAAATTAAAGGGTTTAACATTTTAGCAGAAGGAATATATGCACTAAAAGAAAGACCATGTTCTTCTGCTAACATTTGTTGTTCTAACATTTCATATTGCTTATGGATTGTTGCGTGTTTATTACAATAAGTTCCCCTCATAGGATAGCCCCTTCTTACTTTATGTAATGGTAAAGGGGGGCGCATAGAATCTCCTGCTTCCCATATTTTTTGAGAGCCACATACAACACATCTATCTTTAATATTATATTTAAATTTATATGGGAATTTAAGAAATGTTTTTTTCTCAGGCATTAAAACTTTAATTATTTCCTTCAATTGTTTTTTGGGTTTTAAATTTTTATATTCATATTGCATTACTGACCCTGCTGCTCTCGCAGTACTAAAAGTATCTAAATATGGGTTTGAAGTAATATGTGCTGATTGTGCGCCTATTAAATTTGGGGGGTTGAAATTCATTGCCATGTGATATTCTCCCATTAGTAATCCTTTATCATTGTTAGGATTCCCCTATATACCATTTCTGAATCTGATTTAGCACTTACTATGTATTTATAACAAGGTATTCCTTTATCATTTAACTTTTGCATACCATTTCTAAATGAGTCAAATATTGGATGTTTTTCAATAGATGTATAGTCATATTTATCTTTCCATAAATCATGTTTATTAGCCCATAATCCAACTGCAACAGGGTAATCATGTATTTTCTTTTTTTGTTTTTTTCCTTTGTGGTTCCAATAAGGAGTACAAATTGTATCAACTAAAAAAGTCCAACATAATTGTTGTTCTATATCATAATGTTTATCCATATGTCTATCATCAATCATAAAAATAATATATTTTACTTTTCTAGTTTTCATGTCTTGAACCCATTCATTCCAAAATACTGTTTCACCACCAACATCAGCAGTTTTAATGGTATGAGCATCACCATCTAATTTTACAAATTTTCTAGATGGTCGTTGTAATCCAACAGTTCTATCTGTAATAGCAGGGATTTCACCTCTAGTTCTTAATTGATGATGTAGAGTAGTTTTACCTACTTTACTTGCACCATATACTCCAAAAGGAATTGAATGTAATCTTTGATAGATTCTATTCATTCCTTCTACAAATAAAATAGCGAAACCCGCCATCACCGACATTATTAATCACACCAAATGATGCCATAAATTAACAATCCCATTCCATGTAGAAGAATATAAATTATACCCAAATAAAGGTATTGCATGACCTATCAAAAAACCTATTACTGTTGAGATTATACCCCATAACCAAAACCTCGCTCTAAGAAACCAAATATCAGCAGAGTGCGCTCTTTGCAAATCATATGCTAATGTGGATTCATCGAACCCCATTAGTATCTCAGATACCATTTAATCACTACTCGTTAAATCCAGTTAAAAATGTAGGGTTTATTGTATTGCTATCAAATTGCGGTTGTTGGTTTTGTTGCATTGTAGGTAAGTTAGCATCTCCATACACCGGCTGACCGAAGGTTTGATTGAAACTTCTTAATGATTCTCTAACTCTCTTTCTATTATCTTCATCCCTTGCTTTTCTATTCCAATAAGAATCTATTTTTCTTTGTAGCAGGAAATCTTCTATTACATCATTTAACATTAAATCAAATAGTGCTTTCAATAACATGATACCCCCTACTGTGCATATACCGAATAATACTGCATGGGAAAGTCCTGTGTATGGGAAATCCATACCATATAAAGTATAGAAATAAATATTTGTTCCACTAATTGCACCAACAAATAGTATAGTCATTACTAGTCTTGTATCTGTATCAATACTAGGCAAACACATCAACTCCATGTGCAGGAATATGAGCCACCTGAACCGGATAGTATTGCAGTTATACCTGTTCCCATTGCTCTGTCGTGCATATCAAATTCAATAGTATTATTAGCAGTAAGAATTAATCTAGCAACTTCATCTGCTGAACCAACAGTAGTGTTATTATGGTCATATAATTTTAATGTTGCAGTTCCAGTAGAACAAAAATGAATGCTGGTCATTTTACATCTACCGTCATTCAATACTGCACTAGATGTTTTAACAGGACTACCTGCTGAAACCATCACTTCACATCCTTAGTGGTTTTCTTCTTAGTAGTGGTTTTCTTAGCAACGGGTTTCTTTTCTTTTACTGTTTCTTTAGGGACAACAGTTTCAACCACTGCTTCAACCACTGCTTCAACCTGCTTTTTAACAGGAGTTTTTACTTTCTTAGGAAATAATATATCATTAACATCGCCTTCTACACCTAAATGTCGTCGTATTGCTTTAATTCTATTTTCAGGTAAATTAGCAATATCCTTTTTATCATCAACTGTAAAGTCAACTTGGATTGCTTCATCTCCTAAATAAAGTGCTGCGATTCTAGCAGGTACTTCACAAGGGGTTTGTGCTGTAAGAGAATATATTTTTTCTCCAACCCCTCTAATTTCTAATGCGCCTTCAACTCTATGTGTTTTCAATCTTATTAATGCCATAATATCACCATTTTTTAAAGGGTAGTAACCCCTACCCCGATGTTTCGGAGTAGAGGCTACTACTTTACATTTCACTTATTATTTAAGTATCTCAAGCACTCTTTAGGTTGGTAATCTTACCTTGACCCTTGAAGAAGGAACAGCATGTTTCGCCCATTGTGCGATACATACCTTGATTTCCAAGTTTACCAACACCGAATGGATTTCCACTAGTAATTCCATCCTCAAAATACTGAGTAGGCTTCATTACAGATAACCAAAGATGGTCTGTATCAAGAATTAACATATCACTTAACCTGTTGCTTGTTGATTGACCAGTTGACGGCATATCTTTAGCAGGGATAATTGGTATGTCGTAGTAGGTTGCCACACGGAAACCTACTTCTTGACCCTTTACTCCACGAACACCATTATGGGAAGGAACTATTTCTTTCCTATCCATAAATCGCTCTTGTGATTGTAGTAAATCAGAAAGTTTCTGTATGGTATCATATCCAGTAATGATAACTTTAGGATTACCACCGTTAGTGCGGATTCTACGAATCATATCATTAAGTATGCTTAGAGTTAAAACTCTACAATTACCTGATGTATAATCAGTACCGAAGTCAACTTCTGCGTCTAGGAAAGATGCAACACCTGTGTAAGTGTAAGCACCTGTTCCGCCGCTAGTATCAACAGTAACAGTTCTAGTTGAACCAAAGATAGTAGTAGCATCAGCAAGTTGTGCTGCTGTACCATTATTTGTTTGGTTGTGATAGAATACGTCGTCATCAGCCATCTTTGCAAGTTCAGCAGCAGATGATATAATCTTCATTAGAGAAGTATAATTCTTCTCAATTCCAGTTGTACCGTTCTCTGAATACTTTTCAAGAGGCATAACTAACATCTTGCTTTGTACTTCAGCGTGTAACTTACCCATGTCTTCTCTAACGATAGCGCGAATATCTCCGACACCATCATCAATTGCAGCCATTTCCATTCCTAGTTCTGAGAACTCAAATAGATGTGCAATAGTCTTAGGGCTAACATATAGTTTAGTATATTCAGGAGCGATTGCTCTGAATCCATCTGCACCACCTAATGCTGCGTTTTCTCCAACACCACCAATTTGGTCTGCTCTAGGTGTTTCTGCCTGAGCAGAAGTCATTGCTGCTGTTACTGCATTAGTACCAGTTCCGAATGCTGCACTTGAACCACCAATAGGTCGGCTCTTTAGTACTCTCCAACCACTAGATGTGTAAGGTCGCTTTGCAAGCATTGCAAGAGGGTTAACTTCTTGGTTTAATACTGACCAAACTTTTTGTCCGTATAATAGGTTGTATAAATCTCCTAATCCTGCTGCACCGGTAAATGCATTAGCACTAGTATCGTGAGGTGTTCCAAATCCACCAACGACTCCACCTGCTTTAAGCAAAGCGTTGCCGCTACCAGTTCCACCATATCCGTATGTTGCTGCTTCTAAATCTTTCATTGTCTTAATATATCCACTCATATTTAATCACCCCTCACTAGGTTGTGAACGTCATCCCAAGTCATAGATGCTGCTGCTTCTAAACTTGTAGGTATTCCTTCAGGTAGCGTCATAGACACTTCTGCGCTCTTGCGAATTGTTTCATTTTCTTTTGATAGAGATTTGCGTAGTAATACAAACTCTTCTTTTAGTGCTGCTACATCTGTTCGGGCATCGTATGATGCTGATTCATGGTTTGCTTTCTTTACAGAAAGTTCTTCAGCAAGTCTAGATTCAAAAGTCTTGCTTAGATTATCATAAGCGTATTTTTCCATCTGTTCTGCTTTAAACTGCACATATGCCTTTTCAACATTCTCTGCGCTTAGGTTAAGAGTACTAAAATCAGAGTCATTTAGACCCTCACTCTTTAGTTCAGAAGGTGCTGCTGTTGGTTTACCGCCGCTAACAACTAATTCTCCTGCTTCATAATCTCTAGTTGTATCTTCATCTAGAGCCTTCAGTTCTTCCTCTTCTTCTTCAGAATCTCCCTTTTCCATTTCAGGTTCTTCTTCAGTGTCCATATACTGTTCATTCTTCGTTACTTCTTCATTTTCTTGCTCTCCGAGTCCGTTAACTTGTTTCATTAAGTCATTCAACTCTTCAAGTGCTTTTTCTAATTTTTCACTCATTGTTTTGTCCTCCATTTTTAAAATGTCGAATTTTGCTTCGGGATTAATACCCTTTTCGCAGATAGTTACTTCGTGTAACTCTAATCTGTCTATCTCATTGTATTCGCCAAACTCTTCTGATGTTCTTTGTTTCTTAGAAATCGCTTGACCCCCAATACTAAAAGAACGAAGTGTTCCCTTTCTAATACTTCTTGAAATTTCTTTTGCTTTTTCTATGTCCTCTCTTAACTTAATAACAACATAAAACCCTACATCATCTACACCGGTTTTATGTAAAGTTCCATTAGTATCACGATATTTTTCAATAACTTCTCCAACTTGCACATTAGAATGATTAGACATTACATTTCTATATTTCTTCTCACCCATATATTTTACAACTGCTTCATCTAAAGCACTTAATGTAATTAAATCGTTTTGTTTATCTACTATTTCTATAGAAGCATATCCACCAATAACTAAATTATCAGACTTAAGAATAGTAAATTCATGATGAGAATTTGCTTTCAACAAAAGTGTAGGCTGCATCAGCATTATTTTTTAATTTTTAACTTTTACTATATTAACTAATCGCTATTTTTATTAGGAAATTTTAAATTACTATATTTATCCTCATTAATATTCCATATATTAACATCATCTTCATCCTTTAACATTGATTGTTTCTTACCTGTCCAAGCAATCCATGTTTTCTTTTCATTTATTGGAACAACTCTTAGATGTAGTCTAGTTTCAAACTTATCTCCTTCTAATTTATATTCATGATAACCGTCTTTTTGAACACCTAATGTTACTATCCCCTTATCTATAATTTTACCTTCATTTATATTAGTTGCAACAATAGCAGGATATTTATTAGATTTACCAAATAAATTATAAATATCATCAGTATCTTCAATATCTATTAACCATGCTAATCTTTTATTTTTATAATTAATTACAAAATTAATATTACCATCTTCTTGAAGAGAAATATTAAATTTTCCTTGTTTAGAATCTTCCTTATAGATTATATTTTCATCCACATCTTTTTCTAAAATTTCTTCATTAGAAAAGAATTTATTAGGATGTTTGTAAATGAATGAATCTTGTTTTTTCATCCAAGACATTAATTTAGATTCTACTGATTTAAATAAACTTTGGAATAAATCAGGGTATTCTTTCTTTACAAATAAAACTATTTTTTCAAATTCTAATTCATCATTTCCGCTATTTAATATTTCATTTCTTATAGATATTCTTAACTCAGAACGCTTACTTTTTATTAATTGATTTAATTCTTCTTTCCACAAATCAATATTATGTAAAGCGTTTTTCTCCATTAAATTATCTCCTTCAAATCCATATAAAGTATAGCCTTCTAAATTTTCTTTTAATATAATTTCAGCAGTTCCATGTATATCGTCTGTAATATAATATCCCTTTTTTAGTTTTTTAGGTTTTACTAAATCAGACTCTAAACCACTCATAACTCTAAATGGTTTAGGAACAACTCCTGAAACTAAACCGCGTATAGCAGATAATGATTTTTTACTTTTAGATGCTAATTTTTCTAATGTTGCGATATTATCAGATTGAGTAACTTCAGGAACTTCTATCACTTTAGCGGAATACAAACTAAAACCATTTTTATTTTTAGTAACTTCATCAACTTTAACTCTAACAATACTACCAACATCTACATTGATTTTAGTGTTTAAAGCCTTACCAACTTCTAAATAATCCTTCCCTTCAAATTCAACAGTTGCATAATTTCTAGCAACTTCTGCTGTAACTGCACCTATACCCATTGTATAAGAATGTAAATTGCTTTTAGTTTTTCTATCTTTTAGAACTATCACATCTAAGTCAACAAATTTTTTCCATTTAATCCATTTTGGATTTTTTCTATTTCCAATATAATAGGTAGATTCTATATCTTTAATAACTACTCCTTCAGAAGCAGGTAATTTCATAATATCTTTAGAATACTCTTCTACTTCTTTCTTAGAATCTGCAATACGAGTATCTTTTTTAGAAGGAAATGCTAAATTTTCAGAAGAGTGTTGAGCATATTGATATAATAAAATATTAATTCTTTCTCTTAAAGGTTCTTCTGTTATTTCTTTTCCTTCATGTATCATAATATCAAAAACATGAGCCTTTAGTGTACCTTCAGTTTTTTTATGGAAAACATGAGTAATAGTGTCTGCTCGTTGTAATGGCTCATCATCTAAGAATAACATTAATTCTGCATCTAAGATACAATCACCAAACTGTTTCTTTTCCATATGTTTAACTTGTTCAGGGCATTTTAAAGTAATATCTTTTTGATTAAAAGAATAAATTTTAACTTTATTATCAAACTTATGAATTTGTATTCTCATTCCATCATATTTTTCTTGAACTACAAATTCACCTGTTAAACCTTTAATATCATCTAAATCATCTATTTCAAATATCCTATACATTGGTTTATTTGGTTGAATAAAATCTATTCCTGCTTTTGTTATATCTAATTCTAATAATGAATCCCATTGTTCTTCATTATATTTTTCTAAATATATTTTTTCTAATTGTTTAAATGCGTGTTTACATTTAGATTCTATTCTTCTAGTATCGTCATTTTCATCACCATAATGTTCAATAATATAAATAGGAACATCTTTAGGTTCTAAATCCAAACCCATATATCCTTGAGTAATATTATCAGGTTGTAAATTATGTGCATTCCAAGATTTATCAGGAATAGGATTAGTATGAGAACGCACTGCATAATGAATAAATGCTAATAACATAGATTCATTTTTCATAAATTCTTTGATTACATCATCACCTAATTGTTTTGAAAATGGGTCGCTTACTTTATCAGATTTGAACCTAAGACTTTTAACACCTTCATAAATTTCTTTTGCTTGTCTAGATTCAGGGTCATATGCTTCTTCTGAAAAAACTATATCTTCTTTCAAATATTTTTTTAATTCTCTAGTAAAATCATCTAAAGAATCAAACTGATTTCTAACTTCCTTTACTGTTTTTCGCCACTTCTTGTTATAATCAGAAGGGTTTTCTTTAGCAGATAAATAAGAATATCTGACTCTTTCAAAAAAATCCAATACTCGTTTAGTTAAAGTATCTTTTTCCTTTTCAAAAATAACCCCTGTTTGCGGCATAATACCTCACTCAGTTAGATTTATTTTCTTTTCCTTCAATATTACTAGTTTGAGGCAATTTAACTTCTTTAGGATTTTCTTTAGGTTTCTCTACCTTAACTTCTTCACCTGTTAATGGTTCTTTAAGTTCTAAAGTTCCTAAATGTTTAGCCTCTTGAATTACTTCTTTGGCTTTTGCAATCGCTAGTTCTAATATTTTTTCTTCTCTTGTTACTTTTTCCGGCATTTTATTCACCCCATTGTATTTACTAATTCGTGTATATCTTCCCATTCCATACTCTTTTTTATTGGGCTGCCACTCATAGGAATATTTGTACTGTCCATCATTGGTGAAGGAGAATCTACCACTACTAATCCTGATTTCATAAGTAAGTTATCTTTATGATAAACTGCTTCTTCAAGATGTTTCACTTTACTTACTAATTCTTTTAATAATAATAACATTTCATTTTCTTCACTCATAAAAACCATTCCTTCGATATGCTGCCACTAGTTCTTCTGTTATTAATCTTTTAAGTTCTCTTTTCATATTCATTATTTACCATCTCTCGGTTTATATATTTTAGTTCCTATATATTTCGGTTCAGGTAATGTAGGACTTAAAGGATGTTCAGTATTCATTAAACAACTCCCATTATCACTAATAGTTACTTCAGGTAAAGAACATTTTAAGTTTTTATTATGACCACATTTGGTAGCCTCACATTTTCTTACTTTACAATCTGATGCAGTAGGTATAAACGCAGTTCCTTTTGGTATATATTTTGTTCCGCCACCTGCAATATCACTAATTCTAGAAGCCATTTCTGCATCTTCATTCTTAACTATATCTTTCCAACTCATTTAATCATCTCCTTAATATTCTGCACCATATTGGTTATCTACTTTAACAGGCAGCATTAGTCCATCACCCATTGGTTCTCCCCACATTTCATCATCCTTTAGTTTGTAATCTATATATGCTGGATGAACTTCACCCATTCCACCTGAAGGAGTTTGTCGCATATTGGTATCTTTCTTACTATTCGTTTCTTCCTTATATTCATCAGATGTATCTACTAAGCCTTGAATTAAGTGAAGCAAAGCACTATTGTAGGATTCTTTAGCATGTTCTAACCTGTTAAATTTCTCATCAATATATTTAAAATCTTCTTCTGATAACTTTCCGTCTAATTTTGGAAATCGCTCATATGCTAAATGCTCAAAATCACCCCAATCTAATTTGGAAAAAGGCTCTATTTCCAAACTTTCTAATTCGTCTGCTATATCTTCTAATTCTTCCGCAATGCTACCTTTATCATTTATCTTTACTATATCTTTCCACCAACTCATTTAATCACCTTAATTTTGTCGTATCTGCAAATTCAGGTGATTCTGCTGTACCACTCAATTTTCTCCTTTATTAGTATATCTTTTATTGTCTCGGCTTCCTTATCCCATTCAACATCTTCAGGATTTGTGTCGCCTTTTGCCAAATCCTCAAACAACCTTTGAATATATTTTAAACTTCCTAGTAAATTATTTACCCGCCCTCCAAGTTCACGAATTACGGCACTATCAGTTCCCTGTCGTAGGGTTTTATTATTAGGATTTCTCTTATCTGCGTCTTCTTTCTTTATTTCATCTTTCCAAGTCATTCTAAATCCCCCTTACTCTTAGGATAAACCATATCTCTTAATTGACGATATAGTGTTTCATAATCTTTTCTAAGTTCTGCTGCTGATGATACTATTTCTAAATTCCTTTCATCAAAGCCCTCAAACTTTTTTTGTAATTTTTTATCAGATTTAACTAAATCTAATTTACGCATTTCATCTAATAAATCAGATAAATGAGTCATCTCTTGACCCATATATTCAGTAGGTTGGGTTTTCTGTAAAAGTTTCTTAAGTTTCTTTTTTTGTTTAGGTTCAACTTTTTCTAAAATTGAAGTAGATTTAAGTATATTTTTCCAACTCATATCTTACCCTTATCCATTCGCTTGTATGTATAGTTTATCAATTTATGTTTTTAAGTTTAGAAATAATTAATTTTTCTAACCCGTTATTTTTCATAGATGTTACATATTCATTATAAATATCATCTAATTGCTTTTCAGTAGGGTTTGTTAATTTACTTTGTTTTTCTTTTAGTGTTTTTATAAATTCCATATGTTGTATCTGCGCTGGTCTATTTAATTTTAAATCTCTAAGTGTATCAAACCATGAATCAGCCTCATCTTTCAAACTATCTATATTATCTCCTGTTTGGCTAGCATTTACATCTTTAATTTTCCTCTTCATGCGATGTGTTTCTTCTTTAGTATTATCAGGTAAATCTCCAAACCCTTCACCTAAAGCACCAGTACCATTAAATAAATTACTTAATTTTGTTAATTTCTTAACATATTTCTTTTTAAGTTCCTTAATTTTATTTATGTTAGATTTGTTTTCCCGTTCTGTTATAGATGCGTCAACACGTTCTGTTAATTGTTCTATAGTTAATTTTTCACCTTTTTTACTATTTAAAGTAGTATCAAGCATATCTAAAATTTCTGTTTCTATTTCAATTATTTCTATATTTAACTTCTCTAGAAGAATATATTTTCCTTTAATTTTCAATGCAGATAAAATACCATTAAGTGCTTTTGATATTTTTTTCCTTTTACTAACTAATTCTTTAAAATTATCAATAATGGCTAAAGGCTCATTAGGTTTTGAATAACTAATACTATCTTTGAAATCTTCAGTCATTTCATATCCATCATCATTAATATCTTTTACCCATTGTCGTTTTTGAGGTTTAACTTCTTTAGAGAGTTCGTATAGTTCTTTTATTGATACTCCGTCTAATGGAATGTCTGCATCTATTAGTGTTATTTCGTTTGATTTATCATTTAAATCTTTTATTGATTCATTTAAATCATCAATTCTAGATTGTTTCATAGGATTTTTAATTTCTACCATACAACTAATTATGAGTCTTAATATTTTTAAATTAGATTCAATTTCTAACATAAATTCTTTAAAATCAGGTTTATCCTTTTCAATATCAATACCATTATCACCTATTTCATCTTCTAATATTATTATTTTTTTTATTATTTCATATCCAATTAAATCATTATTTTTTTTAAAAAGAAGTGGTAAATGTTCATCTGCCTCTTTTATTAATTCAATATTATTTGATTCTATAGGTTCAATAAATTCTTCTATAAATTTAATAGTACTTTCATAATCCATATCAAAATATTCAGTTAACAATTCTGTTGATTTATCACTTATATATTGATTATCAAATGTAATATCTAATTTATCAAATATAGCATATAATATTTTTTTGGATTTTATAAATCCGAAGTCTGTTATAATTTTAGAATATCTTTTAGGTATTTTTTCATTATTATTTAAATAACCATTTAATGATTCAGCAAGGCGTTTAATTAATTCATTTTCACTGTTAGTAGTAGTCTTTCCTGTATTTAATATTTTTTTAAACATTTCAAGGTCTTTATCTGATTTGTGTTTTTTAGGAATACCATAAATCTCTTTTAATCTAAAAATTAATCCACTTTTACGCTTTTTCTCTTCTAATAATAAGTTATATGCTTCAGGATATTTATCTTTAGTTATATTTTTTTCAACATCATCTATTGCATTTTTAAGAATATTTAAAACTTTAAAATCATCTATTTTCCTTGTTCCTGTATCGTCTTTAGGAGTAGTAGTTTGTGTTTTTTCACCCTCTTCAAGTCGTTCCGTGTCTGTAAATGTTTTATGATGTATATATGTCCACTCACTATTATTAATATCATCCAAATTAAAAATATCTAATTGAGGAACACCATCTAATTGATTATATTTATTTTTTACGTCTTTCATATCCCTAATTAAAGTCTTACTTTCCTTTAAATCCATCTCCCTATATTTACGCAAAATTTTTATTATGATTTCCGATAATGGTTTAAGTTTACGTTCTTTATTTTTTAAAATATCCATAAACGACATTACTATTACCTCTGCTTAAAATGGGATATTTTCACTACGCATATTTTTTCTTTTAGGAGTTATCATAACATCAGGTATGTTACTAGGGGCATCATCTGTTTTATTTTTTAATGTTGTAGATGGGTCTACACCAACTACCGCATAATCCTTACTAACAGTAACATTACTTCTCTGTTCCGAACCTTCCTTAATTCTTGCTTGCTTCAATTCTCTTTCTAATTGTCTTACACTTTTTTCTTCACTCATTTTATCCTACTCTCCTTTCTGTTCTTTTATCATTATTTTGATTACCAGCATCTTTAGGTAATCCTGTAAATCTTTTATCAGGGGCAACATTCATTCTAGGTTTGTTTCTCTTTTTAGGGGGTTCTGATTTTGCTTTTTCTGGAACACCCGCTTCTGCCAAACTAGGTTTATTACCCGCTTCCATCATTTGCCCTAATTGGCTTGCATCAACATCAGTTCCAGCATAAGGGTCAGGTTTGAAATCATCACCATCTGTTTGGGTTTTACCTTGTTCATCTCCTTCTACTGGTTCGGGTTTAGTATAAATAAATCCACCTTCATCATCCATTTCTACATCAAACCCTAAATTCTTTATTGAACCTGCAATATTAACTTCCATTTCTCTTAATCGAAGAACAGCAATTTCATCTTCTTCTTCAGAAGGTGGTAATTTTAATTCCCAATCAGTAATGCCAAATTCACTAGTCATAAAAGGAAATACATAATTATTCCAAGTTGTTTGTGCCATCTCTACTGCGCGATTAGTAACAAGAATTTGCATACCTTCGTTATTTAACCCACCACTAGCAGAAGCATCATTCATAAACACTTTACTAACTCCATAGAACCCTGATATTCTATCTCTCAAATCATCTTTAACTGCAATATAATCCATTTCCTTAAGGCTGTCCATAAATCTAACCCATTCAACAGAACCCTTACCACCTTCAGATTCTATTCCCATTACAGGTATGAAGTGTGGGTCTTGTTCCATCTTCTCTTTAACGCCACGCCAAAAAGATTTCATTGAATCCATATTTCTAGTTTGAACAGCCAACAATCCCTTCGGCATTCTTGCCTTAGTATATGATGAATTTACATAATTATCCATTGCTATTAAGGTTGTAACATTATTCCATAATGTTATTATTGGCGACATACCATATAATCTAGAAGGAGAATATTTACTAAAATGTACTACTTCACCTTTAATGAAATACTGTTCCTCTCCATTTACTCTATTAACATAATGAACAGGATATAATTCAGATGCACAAGTTTCACATAACTCAGTTTGATGACTATGTACTCTATCTCTATGTCTTAAACAAATAAATCCACCTTTACCTCTTTCCCCTAATTCATTAGAATAAATATGCATAGTAACAGGGTCGCCTCTAAATATTTCTTTAATTTTATGCATTCTAATTTTTGAATTATTATCTAAATAATATTCTTTAACATTAACTAAATATGCATCATCCATAATATTCAAATCATCTTCTAATTCTTTTAATACATCAATAAATAATTGTTCTGCACCATTAACATAACCATCTAAAAAATCTTTAGCATAACTTAATTGTTTAGGTTCAGGTTTAACTAAATTGGTAGAACCGCAATCAACACATTCCTTTACAGGAGTAGAATGTTCTTTATCACATTCTGCACACTTTTCTGTAAATTTTCCTTCCCATATATATCCCCGTCTAAATATTTCTTGTTTCAATTGAGTTATACAAGTTCGTACTATTGTTGATTGTTGAACTATATGATAAATTATAGGACTAGTTAACATATAGGAATTATCTCTTTCTTGTATTCCTAAATTAAACACCGTTCTATCTGCGGGTTTAGGTGTAGTATTTCTAAACAAGTTAGTAAATGAAAACTTTCTTTTTTCTTCAACCATTAAGCAACAACTCCTTCTAATCTATCCATTTCAAACATCTTACATTTATCATGTAATTTCGCTACCGTAGTAATATCTACCCCATCTTTAGAAAAATCATATCCTACATGGTCTTTATGATTCTCATATTTCATTAATTGAAATAATTCTGTCTTTCTATTATTATACCAATCTTCTTTTTTATGTGATTTTTTCATTCGTATTAACTCCAATAAAATATCAGCATTAGACCCCTTCATTTTGAAGTGCGGTCTACACTTAGTTAGTATTTCAGTCACATCTGCTGCCGAATAAAAATTTAATCTATTAACTGGTCTAGTATCTTGTGGTGATTTTTGGTCTAAATGTAATCTCCCACATCCTAATGATTTATGCATTTCTAACATGAAAGCCTTACCTCTTTCACCTGTTGCAACTAATCCTACTCTTGGATTGAATTTTTTATCCATTGTTATGTAGCCATCAGAATCTATGAAAGCCGCAGTATATGCATAAATATCCTTTTTAATATCATCACTAATTTTATACAAAGCACCGTTTACATTTGTAACATTACAAGATACTGCCATCTTTGAAATTATACTTGGAGTAGTTTTATTGAATAACGATTTAGGTAATCGTTCATGTATTTGTCTTGCTGAAATACCAGCATCCTCACTAACAAGTTTAACTATGTTTTGCTTTATAATTTCTTTATCAAATCCCTTGTTAATAGATTTCATATGTTTCTTTATTAAATGTTTAAATTTTCTTTTGGTTGAAGTCATTTCCTTAGATAAATCACAATATTCTTGATTATATTTCATATCTTTTAGTTCTAATTTTGCTTCCCAATATTTACATAATGTATCTACTAATTCTCTTCTAGTAGATTCATCTTGAACATATGATAATTTAATTAAATGTTCTTCACTGCAAGTCATATCTTTAACTACGGGTTTATATTTACTTATCCAATAAATATCATCTATACTTTTATCTAAATGATTAGAATAACCATCAATTAAATTATCTATTGAATTTGATATTTTTATTTTATTATCCCCCTTTAAAGTTCTACGATATTTACGCATTTGTTTTATTAATTTAGGTATATCATTTCCTTCAACTTCATATTTTTTTAATTTATAATTCAAATGTTTTTTAGCATCTGTTAATGATAATTTAAATTCTTTAGCAAAGATTTTCTCAAGTTGTGTATGGTCTGATAAATTAGAATCAACTAACCAACTTCTTTTTAACTCATCAGTTATTCTTTTTTGTTCATCTTTAAGACGTTCTTCTTCATCAGCAAGTTCAGCCATTTCTCTCAAGTTTTCGCCTTTTTCACTAACCATTATATCACCGCCCTAAAAGTTCAGTCCTAGCATACCGCCTAAAGAGTTATTCGTAGGAGTAGGAGATTCAAATAACCCCATATCATCTAATAACATAAAAACATCTTGTGAATTTTGAGTAGCGGCATTGGCTAATGCTAAACTCATAACTAAATCGTCATGTGCGCCAACTCCCTCAAATTTACCTGAATGAGTAATAGAAAACATAGACAATTCTTCTACTAATAAATTAGTTAATCTCTTACTAGTATTATCACCATAAGGAAAATTGATTTTTCCATTTTCTATGTTCATTTGAAGGTTCAAAATGATTTCTTGTTTTCTTTTTCTAGTAGTATTGAAATCTGTAACATTCAAATCTGAAATGTTTCTTAATTCTTGAGTAAATGCTTTAGCAAAGGTATTAGTTTCGTATAGGATTTCTTCAGGTTCAAATATTTTACCAATCAATCTAATTTTATCTATGTTTTCTCTAAACTCAACATTTTTTGCTCTATCAACATGAACTACGGTTTTATTCATATGTTCATCTACTTCTAATACAGTAATAACATTATAATCACCATCTGTTGAAATAGCAGGGTCAACCCCAACATAATATTTGTAGCCTTTGTGTTTTCTATGTCCTAATTTAAGAACGTAATCTTTATTTTTACATTTATCTATAAATTGAGGATTAAATAATGCTGTTCCAGTGGAAATCGGAACACATAGATATTCCCTTGTAAACTTTAAAGAACCAATTTCCTTTTTCCTACGCATAAGGGCATCATAATCCCATCTATCAACCCAAAGTGGTTCATTTAAGGCATTAAGACATGGATATTTAGTAACAGTATATGCTTCATTATCCTCTAATTGTGCAAAAATATCAGTATAAGTGAAAGGAGTTCCAATCATTCTCAACTTAGAAGAATGGTGTAGGGTTGGTATCATATCTCCAAAGAACCAATCAGTTACTTTCTCAATACCTACTAAACTAAATTCTTTCAAAGGGTCATCAATAATGATTTCTTGCGGGTGAAGTCCTCTAATTTGAGAACCAACTGAACGCTCTAAAATTGCGTTTCCATTTGTAAGTTGTATATTTCCAATAGCCCAACCACGACTAGGTTTGTATGGTTTTAATGCTGGAAGATTAAAATATCTATCAATTTCTCGCATGTGAACTAATGTCTGTTTTTGGTTAGATGAAATGTATAGCATTTGGAATGGTGGTTCTTGGAATACTAAGTTCCACACAACCCAACTATGCATAAATACAGATTTACCGTGGTCGCGGCTACAAATGATAACTGTTCTATCTGTTGTTTGCATACTCTCTAACCATTCATGCATATATTCAGGATATAATAATCCCAATACATTTTGGAAAAAATATGGAAAGGAAGTTTTAGATAATTCCATATCCATTTGAGTTACAAAATCTAAATTATCCAATTCCATACTATGTCTCCATAAACATAAACATAGTTGCTTCTAATTCACTCATTGCCTTTACAATATTCCAAGCCTTATTCATTGAATTAGGATTCCAAACTAATATTTTATCCCCGCCAATTCTTTTTCTTTCATTTTCAACTACTTCCATTGGTAATCCTTCAGGAATTTCTTCATCAGTAGGATTTTTAATCCAACCTCTTCTTTGAAATGCAGCAATCCAACCACCATCAGGTATAGTTTTATTATTTATACTACCTAAAATAGGTTTATCCTTTATCAATTGCATTCTTTTATCTATTAAATTAGAAGAAATTCTTTTTTTTCTATATGGAGTAGCAATAGTGCTTCCGGCTAAAACCACATAACTTTTTTTTTCAGACCAACCCGAATAACCCACAATCATATCTCCGTCTAATGCAATTAGATATTTTACATTATCAACAGAATATGGACTTAAAGTGGGGCGTGTTTTTCTAGGGTTTTTATTTTGAACATATATTTTTTGCCAATTTTCTTCGCGAGATTCTCCCCATTGACTATTCCATAGTTCTAACATCTCTGCTTCTGTATATATTTTACTAGGGTATGTTATCATAATATCACCTAAAGTTAGCCTTTAAGAAATATACACTTTCTTTTGGAACACCATGTTTTACACCAATTTCACCTAAAGAATTAATCTCATTAACTATTAAATATATTTCATGGGCAGTTACATCTACATTATAATCATTTTTCATTATTTCAATAGCAGCATTAGTATGGTCGAAATTATCTAATTTAGATGTATTATAGTATATTGGTTTACCTAACATTTTTCTAATACTATCATGTGCTTTTAGCATTTTATATTCCATAGTTGCTTCAGAATTTTTAAACTCATCTAATGCCTGTACGAAATTAATTATAATATTAGCATTTTTTTGTTTACTTCCACTAAAAGACTGTTCAATACTTTCTCTATGATTATGTATTTCTTTAACTATCATATAAAATGGGTAATTTTTTCTCTTACTCTTACTACTATCATCATGCCAATTTTCAGGAGTTTTCTTAGAGTCTGAATTAGGGAAATATCCTTCAGGATTAATATTACTCTTACTATGATACTCAAAATATTCCTCTAACCTTCCATAGTTATCTAATATATTATACAGATGTGTTCCGAATTCTTCATTAGCATCTGTTAATAATATTTTATCATTTTTATCTAAATCTGCAATTAGTTTAACTAAGTTAATTCCTTCTTTCATCAGGTCAATAATTTTAGCCATTGTTATATTTTTATTGGGGGTATTTATTTTATTAAGATAATTAGTTACTCTTTTAATATGTCTAGGTTTAAATTTACTATAACCTAGTTCTAATGTTTCATCCGACATATAATTTTCAAGTGTTTTTCTTTTAGTAGCACCTCTCAATATACCAAATACTCTCGTTAAATTATTATCTCCTGTATCTAACGATAATGAATCTTCAAAAGGGGAATATCTACTGTTTATGGGAGTTACAAAATACTCATTAATAATTTCTAATAATGCTTTAAATGTTTTATCTAGTTTTTTAAGTTGCTCACCTTCAATCATAATTTCATCATCACCAATAGAACCTAAGTTTTCCAATAATGGTGATATTAATGCCTGTACTGCTGTTTTTTTCTTACGATATTTATCAGTAGTTTTGGTAGGTGCAACAACACCAGTATCATATAACTTAGAAAAAGTAATTAAAAATTCTGCAATCCTATCTGTTTTTATCTTTATTTTTCCAACTTCTGTTATAGGAGTTTCAACATATTCATCAACATTTTCTTCTCTACCTTCCTTTACTTGATTATCCATTTTACCCATAAATAATGTAGATATGGTAGTCTTAGATAATGGTAAATAATATTCAGACTCATTTAACACAGAAGCAGTTCGGTTTAATTTTTTAACATATTGTAATATTAATGGCTCTATATCCACATCCATTACTGAATGATATTTATCTGATTCATTAAGTAATAATCTTTCTAATGTTTTCATTTCATCGAATAATACAGGAGTAGGGTCTTTAAATGCTTTATTTTTAAATTCTAAATAATACAAAGGGTCAACCTTTATTTTTCTCATATCACTTAATGTCTTACCTAAAACAATAATATCTTTTTTAGGTAATTCTGCTCCTTTTTTCCCACCTTCCACTTCCGCAGTATCAGACACTATATTACCCTCATCATCAAATTGAGCAACACTCTCGTAATGTTGTTCATCAGGTTCAAATTCATCTTTTATTAAAGGTAATAATTTTTTATTGTTTAAAATCCCCTCAAATAAAACTAAATGTTTTTCATGTTTCATAAAATCATCTAACTCTTTTGCTTCAAAAGAACTAACATAATTTAAATTATTATCAAGTTCATTACTAACTATATTTTCATTAAATTCTAATAATTTAATAATAATATTTTTAGTTTCTCCGGTAAATTTTTCTATACCCATATTGTCGATTTCTGTTTTAAATGCCTTAAATTTATTTTGAAAGACCTTGTAATCTTTATTTACTTCTTCCCAATACTGATATATGGCCGCTCTATTACTTGCTTTACGAGAATCTAATGTTCCTACCATATCATTAATAGGTAAAAACATTTTTTTATTATCATTTGAATTATATATTTTAAGTTGTTCATAGATAGGTTGCATTGGAGTTTTCTTATGTGGTTCAAGAAGATTAATAAAATCCATATATTTATCTATATCTTTTTTATCTATATCTTTACCTTGTTTGAAATTAACTACATCTATTTTTTGCGTCATGTTTTCAAACACTTTTTTGTAGTTTACAGATTTACCATCAGAATCAACGAACAAATTCAATATTTCTTTTATTTTATCATTTTCAGATTGTAACTCATTTTGTCTTTGTCCAGCAGATACTTTACCACTTACCTCTATATCATGTTCTTTTAATACATGTTGTATCATTAAACTAACCTTATTTGAAAAATCACTAATATATTCTTCATCTATTCTTTTATTAAGATGGGTATAAGCACCAAATATTTGTTTTGTAAACTCATTTTTTGTTTGAGTATCATTTGATGTTCTTTCTAGGTTTAATTTTCCATCTTCATTTAATATGTATTCTCTTTTCGGTGTTGAAGGAGAATTTAAAAAATCATTTAATTTTTCAGGTTTATTAAATATTTTATCAAGAACACTTTTTGTAAATTGTATTTTATCTGATATAGTATTTTCAATAAATTCGGTATTTTCTTCATAGAAATTTTTGATAATATATTTCCTAGTTGGTTTATATCCTTCTAACATATACTTAGCAAAAATTTCCTTCTCGTCTTGCCAACTTATTTCACTCATATTATTAACCTCTTATATTATGTTCTTCTGCTAACCAAGTAATTGGTTGAAACTTACGGTTTCCACTTAAAACAACATCTTCATTTATTACATATTTTATAGATTCTTGTATTTCATTAAGAAGTGATTTTCTTACATGTTCGTATCTATCTAATAATAAATCACGCATGTCTTTAATAAGAGTTTGTTTATTTTCATCATCATCTATTTTTTCATTTTTATTTTTATCTAAAATATCCCAAGCACGACGTATTTCATTGTTACCATTTATATTCCCATCTAAACCCTTACTAAACATTATAAATTTCCCAAAATTTCTACTTACATTATATTCGATTATTTCTGCTTCGGGAGATGTAAGGGTTTCTTCATCTTCATCCTCAGTATTAAAAACCATTTTTTTGAATTTTTGAAGAGTTATTTTATCTGCATTATTTTGAGTTTCAAAATCTATATGTGTCTTAACCATATTGTTAAGTATTGTTTTAAATTTATTTATATCCATCAGACTCTCTATTGCCATCCCAATATCAAAAAATTCTAATCCTGTTAATCTTTCTATTTTATTTTCAGTTTCATCATCTACCTTACCTTCAAATAATAACAAACCTTCTCTTTCATTAGAAGTTAAAGTAGCCCCTAAATATGAATCTTCTAGTTTATTTAATAATTTTTTAACACCCGTTTTAAATCTCAAATCACTTTCGTTATCTACATGTCTGTCTACCGGAAGTATTGTTGCCATTAAATTCCAAGTATTAGAATTATAATTATTATATTTATTTTGTAATTCATCTAATAAGTCGTCGTCTATTTTAGTGTCTGTTTTAAGTTGTTTTGTTTCATGTTTATCAAAATAACTTTTTAACTTAATAAGCAATTTACTTGTTTTAATTTTACTTTTAACTTCGGTTAACATCTCATTAAGTAATGGTTCTAGTTGTTCTTTATTTTCATGGTTAAAATAAATATCAAACATATACTTATAGGTATCATAATCATCAACAAGAAGTCTAAATGACTTATTAGTACCTTGTAACATTTGCTTTTTATCTGACTTTGTTCCAGTCGTTATAGCCTTTAAAAAATATTCTATTGATACCTTTGTTGATGGTTGTTCAATCTCATTTTTACGTCGCCCAGTAATCCTTGTTAATTCTTCCGTACTTTTTTTACCTGCTTTTTTACGCGAACTTTTTTCACTTGAATCAAAATCAATATATTCAGCAAACTTCAAAGTTTGAGCCAACTTAGTTCTTTTAATAGCATTATAATTATTAGTTGTTCCATTAGAAAATATAAATAATTGTTCTTTAGTCATAAATTTAGGAAACCCTGTAAACGCAAATAAACTTCTTTCTTTATTTCCATACGCCCTTTCAGTTTTTGATTTGCTAGGTAGTTTTAATTTAGGTGGTGGGGCTAACAGGTTCTTACCCGAAAGAGGTTGAGGATTCGCATTAAATCCGAACGTAGACCAATCTATATGTCTAAATTTAGATTCTAATGGTTTACCACCTATAGTATATGTTTCATTTATTTTATCATATAATACAGGTTTAGGTGTATCAATATCAAGGTCGAGTTTTTCAGCCTTAATCTTAATAGCATCTGCAACTTTACCTTCTATCTCCATAAGTATCATAGTTCCATCTTTAATTTCATACCCTAATATTTCAGGATTAGATTTTAATTTCTCTATGATTTTTTTCTTATCAATTTTATTATTATTAATTAATCTACCTAATATCACCTGTCTTTGAGTAATTGCATCTTCCGCTAATACTCTTTTTTTGGTAACTAGTTTTTTCTTATCTCTAAAAATATGTTCACTATAAGAAACCTTACCAGTTAAATATTCAATAAGTTTTTCAATATCATTATTATATAGTTCCATAATAATACTATGATTATGATTACTATGCATATTTTTCAATTCTATAATCCATTTTATTTTTTCACGATATTTTGAGAATTCTTTCATAGGTAATTTAACATGTGAAATTGATATTGGTGGTTCTTTAAAATAATCAACTTCAGGTGGGGCTAACAGTTTCTTATGTAGTATAGTTAAAATTTCTTGAAATTTAGGTTCAGTCATTTTATCCGAAGGAACAGGGGGTTTACCAGTATGAATATGTTTATCATAAAAATCACTAACTGCATTATTCATTTCTGATTTATTATATCCTAATAATGGATATACTAATTTCATTTTAGGCGACATAACTTTCGCTCTATCTTTAAGAATTAATTGCCAACTCATATTAAATCACTACTTTCTAAAATAATTCTAATATCATTTATGGTTGGATTACCTTTCATTACTTTTATAATTTCATTTAGAGCGTCTGACCTTTTAGCCCCTATGTTTTTAATGGTATCTTCCCAACTCATTTTGCCTTACCCCCCGTACATTTTTCAAAATTATCTATCATTTTTTCTAGTTCTGCTAATCCCCAAGTGGGAAAGTTACTATCTTTTTGTGGTTTTTTAACTTCATCTATCATATGCAAAATTGTTCCCACTACCACATCACAAGGCTTTTCTAATATGCTCAGAAAATAATCTTTCATACCGTTAACATCTTCTTCAAACAACCCCTCTCTAGAATGACCTAATTTTTCAGCGTAATATTCAACTAATTTTTCAATAAACATACTATACTCAGTTTTTAATTGAGAACAACACGATTCATACGCATCGAACTTTACATCTAAAATTTGTATTTTTAAAACATCTTGCCAACTCATTGTAACTTATCCCTCCAAATTACCATCTAAACTATACAGTATTACATCTGATACTGCTACTTCTAATGATATAATCAGTTCTCTTAATTCTTTATCTAATACCCCTGCGTTTCTTACCGCCATCCTATAATCATCATCATGCTCCATGTCGTAAGGTTCTCCTTTCTCGTCTATTAAATACGGGTTATTTTTATGATGAGCATATTTTTTAGCGTTTAATAAGAACTGTTGAAGTTGTCTAATTTCATCAAGAGTCATAGAACCAAAATTAGGGTGAGTTTGCATAAGTTTAACCATAGCATTTACTTCGGGTTTATTCTTTAAGATATTATTCCAACTCATTGCATCAACTCTATCATTAATCCTTTTTCATCAATTTCTGTAACTTTCAGTTCTGAATTATTCTTCAGTTTATCTGCAACCTTATACAAATGAGGATTCGTTATTCGACCATAGGCTAACCAAAATGGCCTATATTCTCCTAATACCCCATTAGTGTCCATTAATGCCCCAACTACCATTTTTTCTGCAAACCCTTTTCTTTGGTAATCAGGATGAATAGAAATATGTAATTCTCTTATCTTTCCATCATTAAATGGCTTCATGTTTTCAAGGCTACTATAATCTTTAGGCCGGTAATGCAAAATTAGTTTATCTCCGTATTCCTCAAACAAAACATTGTGAAACCAACCATCATCATCTACTGAAATAGGACTAATTTCCGCTTTTAATAACTGTTGCCAACTCATTGTAACTTCTCCATTTTACTTCTAACATCTAACCAAACTTCAGGATGGTTTTGTGCTAACACCTCTTTGATAATTTGCATCTGATGAACAATAATTGTATCTTGCCTCTTATGTACTAACTTACCTTTGAACTCCATCAAGTATCTCAAACTCTCACGGACTTCTTTAGCCAACTTAGTTAGTGAATCAATATGTTTAGCATCCAAATCATCGGAATCAAAAAGCATATCTAACTTAATATCTAATCTAGAAATATTTGCACTCAAGGTATCAACCTCATTTATTTCTTGCATAGCAATCATATTTGCAGCAGACTGTTGAACTAAAGGTTGCACATGATTTTTAATATGTCTAACTACTTGGTCAGCAGTACAATTTAACATTAAACCAACTTCTTCAGGAGTTATATTTGCACCATGTAATTGCAATTCAATCTCACTTCTATGTTCACTAATACAAATGTTACATCTAGGATTAGAAGAATTAACATATCCTTCCATGTGATTTCTTTGATGTCTTGAAGCAGTTCCACTAGACCAATCCATTTGGACATCCAAATCATCAGCAGTAATTATCATATTATCTAATTCATCTTCTAGAGTTTGCCTATTATCTAAATTACAAAATACACAACGTTTTCTGGTTATCATTTCCATAATTCCTCTTCAGGGTAAAGTTCCATAGCCTCTTCTATATCTTCTCTAAAGTTTTCAGCGACTTCTAACCAATCAACATCTGATATTGAATCTCCTACTTCATCTCTATCATTAACGGGAGATAATAATTCATCCATGAAACCTTTACTTTGAGTCATCATTTCAGGTAACTCTTTTGCTATTGTATTTAATATATCATCTATAACATCTTGTTTAGTCCAGTTGAATTCAAGATAACCTTTTACCTTTAATTTAATTAACTGTACTATAGGAAAATAAAGTTCTTCAGTATTCATAACCCATAAATCTGCACTTCTAGTAGCAGTTGCGGTATCTTTCAATATCTTTTTCCAACTCATCTTAATACTCTCCACAATAAGGACACATAATCCCTGAATAATTATCACTGTTAATATTTATTTTACAACACTTTAACATATTAATTCCCTCTTTAAAATATCTCGCCAATCATTAACTTCTACATCATTAGTTTTTTTAGTTTGAGATTTAACTTCCGGTTTATCAAATCTAATAGTAACAGTATTATGTTTCCTACCTGTTTTTGGTTCAGTAAACTTTCTATTATTTTCCTTCAATAATATTTTTGCCATCTGATTTGCTACCCCTCTAGTTAATTTAAAATATCCTCGTTTAAGTGTGAAAAATTCAGGTATTCCTAAATTATTCCTAACTCTATTTTGAAAATCTTTTCTTGTTGGCAATAAATGACTTTTACTCTCTATTTCTCGCATAACCTCGCCATATCGAAATGCACCATTTCTACCTGCCATATCAGGTTCAATATATTTACGAACTATTCTCTTAATACTATTAATTTCTAATGCTTTTTCAGCCCAACCTGTTTGTCCTTTTTTTCCTAATTTAATAGGATTATCTTTACTTATACCTACACCGTCTTTTAAGGCTTCAATACCTTCTTCTATGATTTCATGTAAACTTTTAGAACTTGTAATTTTAACCTCACCTTCTCTACCATACATAACTTGCCAAAAAGGTGGTTCGGCTACACCTTTAGAATAGTCATACCAAGATTCAGGACATGCCGGTGCAGGGTTTAAATCCCTTTTAGGGAATTTTTTCATTTTAATTTTTCTTTTATTTTCATAATTTTTAGTACGATAGTGTCCATATACTTCTTCTTCATCTACAACTTTACCACTATCTTCATCTACTTCTTTATCGGTAAAAGAAATATTTCTAGGATTTAAAGGGTTTTGAGGGCTACTATAAGAATCCATTAAAAGTCTAACTTTATTTAATTTTATTATATCATCTATACCAATATCTTCTCCATCAACAATATTAGTAATAATTCCTATAATTTCAGAACCACCTTTACCACTAGTATAAGGTGAAGGGGATTTATCACCTTGTAATCTACCAATTAATCCTTGTTGTTTAAACATCTGATAAAGACTAATATCATTTTCCATAAATAATGTTTCACCACTTATTTCTGATAACTGTTGTTGCCAATTATCAAACGATTTTCCAAACATTTGGACATTAGCACCAGTTAATTTAACATCATTTTTTAAGATTATATTTGACGTTCTTTCTAGGTTTCTTTTTGCCACGTTTTTTACCCCCTATTGATTTATTATTAAATAAAGATGAAGTTCCACTATTACTAGTAGTAACTGCCCCTGCCATTCTTAGTATTGTAAACCATTTAGTGTTAAGAGAAGATGCCACTTATCTAAGCGCAATACTACTTGGACTATAACTATTCTTCTTCTCCTTCTATTGCTCTAATAATAGCATACCAGTATTCTTCTTCTTGAGTTAGAATTTTATTATTCTTATCTTTTTTCATTTTTATTAAACCAATTTCTATTTCACTCCAATCCTTTAAACGAATCTCTTTCTGAAATACCAGCATCATCCATTATATCTTGCAATCTAGCAACAAGATACTCATTTGTGAACACCTGCCAATTACCTTCTTCGGTTTGCATTGCTTCTAATCCACTTTCTAACCAAGTCAACCATCGGTGAGCATCATGTTCTAACTGTCCTTTCAACTTAGGCAAATACTCTAATCTAAACCTTCTAAGAAAATCCTTTACTTGCGCTACAGTCAATTCATTAGGATTGTAATGGGGTTTTTCCTTTCTAATTATATTAAACCAATTCATTTTAATTGCCTTCTTAACATTGGTTTTTTAAATGTATTATATAATTCCCATAATGGTTCACTTGAATTAAGCCTAGTTATTTCATCATTCAGTTTTTTCATTCTATAAAGTGCTTGTGCGTCAGATTTAAAATCTTTAACTTTATCTCCTACTTCTGTGTACCATTCAGTATTACCCGATATGTGTCCTTTCTTAATTTGTTTTTTCCAATCCATAATATCATTTCCCCCTTGCCATAACTTCAGCACACCTTCTACAATAGTGTAACTCTTTAGGTGAACCCTTTGAATGTATTTTACCATCTCTTATATATTTTTTAGTGCCTAGAGATACCGGTTTTTTGCATCGAACACAGCGAAATTTACTAAGATTAGAATTTGGTTTTTTCTTTTCTTTTCCTTCAGGTCGCCCACTTGCATTAAATCCTTTAATACCATATTGCACTTCACCTTCTTGTGCCATTGATGTTCCTAACCTAGTTTTTCTCTCTTCGATTAATTTTTTACCTTCAACATTCCTGTTTAGTGGTAAATCTGTTCCTCTTCCCATTGTTCTACTAGTGCCTTTGGGTGCATGACCTTCCTCTTCAATAGATTTTACTCTTTCGTTAGGTTTTAATCGTTCACCACCCATTATATCAACAGGTTTCCTGTTCCTATTCTTTCTAGGCCGATTTCTTTTAATTAAATCAAACCAAGTCATTTTTTCCCACCTTCTAATATATTCCTACTAACTTGGCAACACAATCTAATCTTTTGTGTACTTTCTAAAAACCAAAAAGAATCCTTATCCCAATCAAATTTATTCTCAACATGATTACAAAGTTCTCTTCTTCCCATGTTTTGCAAATCACCATCTATACTAACATCAAGAATATCACCTTTCGGATGCACTAACTTCTTATCTAACCAAACATAGGTACTACCCATGAATGCAATCAATTTTCTAATTATCCATTGCTTCATACTAAATCACCTACTACAATATCATGAATATTATTTGAACTATCTAAATATTGCAATATTAGTTTTACTTTTTCTTCATGCTTGATAACATCGTCATAAAAAATATCTATAGATGAAGGAAACAAATATACATTCTCATGCTTTAATTGCCATACTTTATTACTGTAACTACCAGTTTCATCCCACGTTGTTATATTTTCATCGTAAATAGTCAATGGTCTAATTACCAGTAAGTTATCCATGTGATTTAGTAGTTCATTTAAAGGCTGGTGGAAAATGGAAGTTCTGTTGTTTTCGGAGAGCCATCCATCATCTTCTTCTTGCATTGCGTTATACTCTTCCCACATTCTTTCATTCTCTAATTCATTTTCTGTTTTTTCCGGTTCAATCATATGGAGTTTATTATATCTTTTCGTTATATTATTTTTAGCAATATTAACTATCTTTTTGAATTTTTCATTCAACACATTATGCCCATTAAGAGTTAGACCACGATTACGCTTAATCCAATTAATAGTTTCTTCCTTAGTTTTCTGAGTTTCAATTGGTTGGCTCTTAGTCCAAGCAGACGGTTGTTCATGATATTTTTTCGGAGTAACATTTCCACCTGACTTATTAGGACTTGACTTATTTCTATTCTTCTTTTGAGCATTACTAGGCCACTTCTTTTTTCTTTTTAGAATATCAAACCAAGTCATTTTTTCACCCTTTATTTTCTATGCCTAATTTAACATTTGGTGTTCCAAACAAACCATCAATAATTCGCCTGTATGGTTTACTAATATAACTATTGTATGCAACAAAATCTATTAATTCTTGAACGGAACTAAATTCTGTCTTAGTTAAATATTGTTCTATTTCTTCAGAATCCCACATAAAATGCCCCCCATTAGAAAACGAATTACCATCCAGTCTTTTGGGAGAACCACGCTCATCATATTTTTTATATTGTAATCCTAATCTAGATGCTGTGTTTTTAATTTCTTCTTCAATTTCATTAGACCAAGAAATAGGAATATAACCAATTGCCTTTTGTTGATTTGAATTAAACATATTTTCTAATTCTCTTAATTTATTTAGATTGTGTTCTTTATCGAACCTTTCATTCTTTAAAACACTAAACCAATCCATTTTATCACCAAAGTTGTGGGTACTGAAATGTTTTACCTAATGAAAACTGAAAAATGTGGTGGAATTTATTTAGCACTAGCGCGATTTTTTTTGTTGGGTAGTAACCATAAACAGTATAAGGATAATAGTAATGTGCCATTTATTATTCCTCGATAAACTTTAGTGTTGTTTGTTTTGAATTAGGTTTCTGTTCATCAGCACTAATAACTTTAGTTGGTTTAGGTTTACCTTTAAACCATTTACTCGCAGGTTTAGATGATACAGTTGCACCGTCAATTAATTCTTCAGGTAGTTTTGTTTGTGTTGTATTCTTTTTATTTTTACTATCTTTGATAATATTAAACCAGTTCACAACATCACCAATAGATTAACCCGATACACTATCCTTAATTAAATTAGTTATTAATAATAATAAAATAAAAAAAAAATTAAAACGCAAAGCATATGGTTGGATAAATATATTGTTGTCCAACCATATGGTAGCATTCATTGTTAAATGTGCTACCATACGGGGTTTCGGGGGGAATACTAATGTTTGACGAAGAAGATTGATTAACAAGTTAAGTCTATCATACGGGAGTATTCCCCCCAACCATATGGTAATGCACTTTGTACTTATTACCTTATATGTATGGTAATTATACCATTATTATGGTAAACTTTACACGAGCGGACTTTCAATTACTTGCAGTGTTAGCAATTGATATGAAATTAACAGAAGAACAAAAGAACATATATGTTGCTAATCTAAAACGCACTAATATTAACTTCAATGAAGATAAATTCAGAAAGGCTATGATGATTGAATATAACAATCGTCATATTGCCGGCGAATTTGCAATAGGTGGGATTTAAATGAAAGAATGCTATAAATGTGGAAAAATAATCAGTGATAATAAATATTGTTGTTATTCTTGTATTAAAAGTGAGGCGATATAATGTTTGACGAAGAAGATTAATATAACTCAAACGGGCAAATGCGAAGACTACTGAGCGAACTTTGTAGGTTAATGAACTCGGCCATAATGGTTTTCTATTGAAATACCATTTGGATAGCCAACCTACCCATTGTAAGTCCCGACCTAATAAAATTCCCTTCGGGGTCTTAATAATCACAAAGTTCTCACAACCATATGGTAGCATCAATAAAGATGCGCTACCACATCGGGGGTGAAAATAAGTGTACGACGACGAAGATTGATTATCCTAACAATACAAGTGTAAGTCCTACCACACCATATGGTTTGGTAACTTTGTGGAAACCCTAATTATAATAAAATTATAACAAATTACTAAAAGGGCATCGGGTAGCAGTGACTTTACTATAAAATACGATTAAGGTTCTTGCAATCCGTTCCGGTATGTCGAAGTTTCTAGAATGTCGGGATAGCGGTCAGGCATAGTGTTTGTGTCTTGCGTCGTGGTTTTTTATATCGTGAAATTAATCACTGTGCGTGTGTATTGCTACTTTCAGCCCTAAAGGTAATCAGATTACAATGGGAATGGGTGTTAGGGAAAGAAGAAGAGTATTATATTGTTCAATATTATCTTCAGTAATATCACCAAAGGCATTTATTGCATCAATGTTTTTCTTCATTATTGTTAGTGCTTTAGTTGCTTCTTCTACTACTTCAGATGCAAAATCACCTCTAAATTTTAAGGACTTAATAATAATCTTATGTACTGAACCAGATTTAGATTGTGATATTTCTATTTCAAAGGGATAAGACATATTTAATATCTGTTCGGGTGTGTTTGTATGTTCTGCCATAATCCAAGCATGATAAATATACATATGAGGTAATGATTACAAAGTATCATACCATATGGTTGTGAACTTTGTGAACTCACCCTATATGTGAATATATTCACCCCTCATTGTGCTGAGGGTAATACCACAGAGAAAGGAAAGTGAATAAAATGGCAAAATACACAACAACCGAAATAAGAGATATAATGACGACATGGGTGGATTCTGAAAAGAACACTACCGGATGGATGAAAGGAGCAGTTGAGGATGCTTGCGCTAATTTAGATGCAGGAGAAATAACTGAATCTGTATTCAGTTCTTCAATTCAAGGAATGTGCAGACAACTTAAGGAGAATCCACTATCACGACGCGGAACCAATTTCTCATATGATGAAACACGAGAAATTAACCTCGCAGAATGCAAGACCTTTACCACAACAATTGAAACAGCATTTAATAAATTAAGCCCAGTGGCTCAAACTTATTACCGAGCAAAGATTTCAGACCAACGCCCAGCAGGAATATACGCCAACGGCGCAGATTTAGCCGGATTTATGTACGAAAGATGCGAAGGCGAAGCAAAAATTCAGCAAAAGGCTGATAAAAAGTCAAGCAAAGCAAGTGCGAAAGGGGGCAATATCTGAGGTTGTCCCTTCCCTCGGCACACTTGGGGTTTCTCACAAAGTTCCACACCATATGGTTGGATAGTATATTCTTAGATTTTTTAAGGATAGTATATTCTTAGGATTTTTAAGGATAGGAAAAAAAGAGAGGGTACATCGGATGGAAAAGTTGCTTTATATATGAATGGAATGTATATGGATTATAGATGATGGGAGAATCCGTTAAAGTGCGTGTTTCTCTATAACATCATATAATGACCACTAACTTAAGGGAAAAACATTTCACTACCTATTTTAATGGTTCATAAGGATAGTAATATCTCCCATCCCATATAATATAATATAAAATATCAATATTTATACTATATAGGATATATCATAATAAATATAATAATACATGATTTAGTTATCATGGTTTTCTCACACTTTCTCATCGTTTCTCATATGATATGAGAAAAAGAAAGGGGTAAAAGGTTAGAAACTAACCTAATTAAGTACTTATTTATTATAATTATCATATTATCATATTATTATTATCTCTCTCTCTCTCTCTCTCTCTCTCTCTCTCTCTCTCTCTCTCTCTCTCATAAGAGCATGAGAAAGTGAGAAAATGCGATAAACATACTAAAATATGTGAATCCGGCTCAATTTCAAAGATTTCATTTCTCAACGGCTTGAGAATGACTGAGAATTACATGATAAGTAATTCATATACACCAATGTTACGATATGTAGCATTTTACACTCACACTAGGCGATAGTCCTGTAAATCTATCAAAGAGTTCCCCTTCTTCGGAAAAAGTTCAATTTGATAGTATGCGCCGTGAGAACAGGGGTTTTTTACAATAATAAGAACCGAGGAATGGAACTATCCATAGGAATTATCTGACTTAGCGGAAGGATAAGGAACATGAGGAATTCCATTCTTCAGAAAAAGATAAAGAAGTTTATATTAGAAACTGAATATGGAAAAGATTAGAATTAGTGTTACATGATTAACATACCTTAAATGCCTTCGGGAGTTATACGGCAGTTAATCATTATCTGATTCTAGTTTAAGTAAGTATTCTAGTTTTTAAAAAGATGTTTATGCAAGGAAAGGTGTTCCTTGTGTACTGCGGCCATTAATAAGTAAAAGCATTGTTAATCAAGGAATTTATTTCTTGTGTTTGTTAGTAACATCAGTAGTCAACATCGAATAGTAAAAACTAATTAATAACATTTGACTAATGTGATTACATCACCTTCGCGTAAACCGGCATAGCACGTTTTTTCTTTCCCCATACCTTTCACAAACACTTTTCAGGTATTACCCTGATTTGGGGCTTACTACTTTTTTGCCATTGTAGTAAGTCCCTTCACACTCAACACTCACTAACGATACATATACCAAGTATGGGACAGTATTATGCTTAGTGAATACTGAGTTAGGTTTTGAACAAGTAATAAATTGTATTATGCACATTGCCCCAAGCGGTACTGTTCTTAATCCTGTGGTGGGATGAACAATTTTCCTAACTATTCACATTCCCAAATAATAATAATAAAAGAGGAAATAAAAATGATAATAAAAGGAACAAACGAACAAGAAGAAATATGGAAAGAAATGACTTATGGTGATTCACATATGATGGTTTATGCTGGTGCTGGCACTGGTAAGACATTCACAATTGTTGAAGGTGCTGAACATGTAGTTGGTAATAAATGCTTTTTAGCATTTAACAAGGCAATTGCAACTGAATTAGCAAATAAATTACCTGATGATTGTGAAGCAAAAACATTTCATAGTTTAGGTCTATCATCTATTAAGATGGTTAAAAGGAATTGTAAAGTTGATAATAAGAAAACCTACAACATAGTAAACAACCTAATGGGTAGGAAGTTCAAATCTACATCACAATTAATTAAATTAGTTAGTTTGATTAAATCATCAATGATTGAATGGGATGATAGAGAATCAATTCAAAAAATAATGGATGAATATAATATTGAGTTTGATGGTGTATTAGAAATGAATAATGCCCTGAAGTATCTCCCTACAATAAAGAACAATTGTATGGATTTATCAATCGTTGATTTTGATGATATGATTTGGCTTCCAGTTGTTATGGATTTAAGCGTTAAACATTATGATGTAATATTTGTTGATGAAGCACAAGACTTCAATGAAGTTCAAAGACAATTAATTTTGAAAACCTGTAATGGTGGTAGGATGATTGTAGTGGGCGACCCAAAGCAAGCCATCTATGGATTTAGAGGTGCAGATAGCGCATCAATGAATTTATTTCAAGACACATTAAATCAATCTCCTAGAGGGGTAAAAGATTACACTCTAAGTATTACTTGGAGATGCCCTAAATCCGTAGTCAAAGAAGCAAATCGTTTCTTTGGTGATTATACATGTCGAGAAGATGCTGAAGAAGGAGTAGTTAAAACTAATGCAGATTTTGACCCTAAAGTTGGAGATTTAGTTTTATGTAGAACTAATGCACCTTTGATTCAAAGTTGCTTCTCATTAATTTCACAAGGAATACCTGCTTATGTATTAGGTAGGGATATTGGTTATAGTTTGAATCTTCTAGTAAAGAAGGTAACAAAGAATATGGATATGTCTATTGCAGAATTTCTACCTTTATTAGAAAAACATGTTTCATATCAAGTTGATGTATTAAAGAAAGCAGACAAAGAGCGATTAGTTCAATCTGTTGAAGATAAACATCAATGTATAATTTATCTCACTAAAAATGCAAGTAGTGTTCAAGGTATTCTTGATAACATTAAGGCTATATTTGGTGATGGTAAAAAGAGAGGCGTTGTATTCTCTACTATTCATAAAGCCAAAGGTCTTGAAAGAGATAACATTTGGATATTAAAACCTGAACTTATGCCTCATCCTATGGCAAAGTCAGCAGCAGATAAGCAGCAAGAAAAGAATCTTTGTTATGTGGCAATCACAAGAGCAAAGAAAACTTTGAATTATGTAGGTGAGAGAATTGGTTAAGTGTGAAGAATGTAAAGATACAGGTTTAGTAGCAGTGCAACTTCCTGAAGGTGGTTTAGTGGTTGAACCATGTATGCCATGTTCTATGGAAGATTATATTAAATATATAGATACATTAGATTTCTATGATAAACATGGAATTAATTAATACTTTAAGGATAATTAAGAATTAGTATTATTACATGCGAAATGGTTCTGGTGATAACTACTGGTGATAACAATGTTGCTATTGGACACAAAGCAGGATGTAAAAAGTGTGTTTTTAGCCTAAAAACAGTGTTTTTTATGTTGTAAAATTTATGCGAAATAAAAAAAGTAGATATTGTGGTAGGGATAGAAGGTTTCATAAAGGAATAAAATGTTTTGATGTATTGCCTTCTCGGTGTGATTGTTAATCATGCCAATAGAAGATTTTAGTCGTAAACATTATGCAAGATTTACTAATGGAGTAGTGTGTATAGATGATGTTCAAGCATTCACATGGAGTAAATTAAAACCTAATGATGAGTTAACTAAATTTATCTATCCTTCAACAAGAAAGGGGGATGTGTATAAAATAGTTTTATTCTTAAAAGGTGGACAGAATTTTATCACTGCAACTAGTAGAAAAAACCTTAAAAAAATAATAACTAGATTTAAGGCTCAAAAAACCCTTTTAGGAGAGGATGAGTTATGGGAAGAGGAATAGTAACTGAAGATATAATAAAGAACATACAAGCAATGCAATATCATTACAATAAAATGGTTGAAGCATATGAAAAATTACCTACTCTAACGCCAATGAGAAAGGTAATAATAGACGATGCATTAATAGTTATAGGAGCAACTATGGATGGAGTTTATAATGAATTAAAAGATTATGGCGAACAAATATGAGGAAATAAAAATGAATGAAGAAAAAGAAATTAACCCTTTTATGGGAATGAAAGAACAACACAAATATGAGGTAATAAAAATGTATAATAAAGAAAGAAAAAAATTGAATAAGGAATTAAGAATGAGTGCTGCTATACCAAAAGGTATGGAAGATTTGAATGAAACTACTTGGAAAAATAAGTATAATAATTGTATAATTACAATTGTAAAAAGAATAGTTACAGATACAGGTAATGTTTTTTGGTATTCAAATACTGATGAAATATACACTATTAAAGATTTGAATAAACATTGGCATCTTGTTTCTGATACTACCGAAGAAGAGGAATAATATGAATAAAGAAAGTAATGTAGAATTTAGAATGGTATCTGATGATGAGATGCCACCAATAGTGATAACTATGAATGAAGATGATAAAGTTAAAGTTGTTTTAAATCAAAATAATTTAATATGGTTATCTCTACATAGAAAAACAATTGGTGGACTACCTGAAGCACTATATTCAAAACTAGATATGCTTCTTGATGGTTTTCTACGAGAACAAAGACATAATGAAAGGATTGATTTAGAATGAATGCAGATATATTTGAAGAACAACTTAAAATAAAAAGTAATAATTATCCTAGATTGACTGGTAAATTATTAGAATTATCTAATGCTGATAAATATGATGATGCTAAACAGGAATGGAGAATAACAGGTAAAACTTGGGACACTAATAGACATTATAATAATCATCCTGATGTTTTATTGGAACTTAATAACCATCCTAGTAATCATAAACATCATTGTTTATGTGGTCATAATATTAGATACCATTTTGAAATAGAAAACACTACAACTAATGTATTAGAAATAGTAGGTTCTAGTTGTATTAACAATTGGATGGTATTAAGACATATTAATGAGGTATTGAAAATAGATAAGAGAACCATTACTGAAAAGATGATTGATGAATGGAAACAAACAGCAGTTCAATCTTTGGTGAAGGATTCATGGTGGGAATTAGATGGTGAAGAGTTTACTAATAATTTTAATAATATAAAGGATTTAGATTTAAGAATAAATGTGAAAAAGACAGGAAGGAAATATTGGGATGAAATGTTAAAGGAATACAGACCCCAAACATATATTCGCAAATCAAGTAATGGTATATATGGACACCCTGATTATCAAATGGCTTCAATTGTTTGGAGATGGAATCATCCTGATAATAAACGAAGTCAAATAAATAGTAAGAGGGGATTTCCTAATGAAAGACTAATTAATGATATTGCTCATTTTCTTATTAATATGAATAGAATACTTACTATAATTCAAATTGAAGATAAAAAGGATTCAGAAAGGTATCAAGAATTAGCATTAATTGATAATGTTATTCGTAATGAAATAATTAAAACTAATGAAAATGATTTAGACCAACATCATTTTTTGAAGGGATGTGATTATTTTGGTATCAGACCATTCACAGCAGGTGAAGCAAGAAATGCTTGGGAACGACGATTTCTGAGAGATATGAGAAGGGTAGTGGTTAATATTCAACAGCCTACAGAAAAACAAGCCGATAAACTTATTAATATATTAAATAGAAGAAGTATTACAGAAGAAGGGGCGGTTCTTTCCAACGATGAATTTGTTAACCCTGACGATACAATGAGGATGTAAATATGGCAAAGAAAAATAAGAAAATAGAAGAAGAAGTAACGGAAGAAGAATCAGAAGATGTGGCTATGCAAACGCCATTAAATACATTGCAAGAAGATTTCAATCGTCTTTTAGAATATGCTAAGGGGTTAGAAGGAACTCTTCAGTCATTCAGACAGAAGGTTGATGTTTACGAAGCAATGCAAATACAACTACTTGGTGATAAGCGCGAGTTAAAATCGTATATTACACAATTAGAAACAGCACAAAGACAAAGTGAGTCTTAAACACACAAACATAGAGGAATAAAAATGGTTAAAGAAATGAAATTAAGAATAATGAATGAAACAGGCGACACAAATTTAGTTGTTAACACAACTGAAATGTGTGAGCAAATAGCAGAACACCCAACACATTGGGTTTATGTTGACGGAGATATGATTTCTAGGGAATCTGTAGTCAATGTAGATTGGAATGAAGTTGAGGCTGTTAACTTAGTACCAGCACTTGTTGGCGGAAGTCAGTAAATCTGTAAATATTAAGTATATCTTACTATAGACTATAGTGTCTATCGGTAATTACTATAGGTCTAGTCTGACTGTTAGTAATCCCAATAACGGGAGTTGTTATCTAATGGGTGTGAAGCCCATTAAATCTTATTTAAAGGAGAAAAAAAAAATGAATAAAGAAACTGAATTTGCATCAAAAATAACACACTTTACTAAATACGCTAAACATAAACCCGAATATAATAGAAGAGAAACATGGGAAGAAACTTGTATTAGAAATCTAATAATGCATCAAAATAAAATAACCACCGAATACACAAATATTAACACTCAAAATTTACTTTTACATAAACTATATGATGTTTATGATAATTATGTAATTCCAAAACTAATACTACCATCAATGCGCTCTATGCAATTCTCAGGGAGAGCAATAGAACGCTCACCAAATAGAATATACAATTGTGCTTACTTACCAATAGATAATATTTTATCTTTTTCAGAAACAATGTACCTTCTATTAGGTGGAACAGGTGTAGGTTATTCTGTTCAGCAACATCACATTGAACAATTACCGATAATTAAAAAGGCAACATATCCTATGAAGTATATTATTCAAGATACCATTATAGGTTATGCTGATGCAGTAAAGGTTTTAGTTGAATCTAATACAGGAATAATAGACTATAACCCTGTTTTTGATTTAAGTGAGATTAGACCTGAAGGAACTTTGTTAAAAACTACTGGTGGTAAATCTCCTGACCCAATGATTCTAAAAAGATGTTTAGAGAATATTTCTAATGTTTTTAATAGCAAACAAAATGGAGATAAATTAACCCCTTTAGAATCACATGATATTCTTTGTTATATTGCAGATGCAGTATTAGCAGGTGGTATTAGGCGTTCAGCAATGATTGCTTTATTTAGTTATGATGATAATGAAATGATTGACTGTAAAAGTGGTGAATGGTGGACTTTTAATGAACAAAGAGGTATGGCGAATAATTCTGCTGTATTAGATAGGAATGAAGTTACCCAAAGTGATTTTAAGGTTCTATGGAATAAAGTTCAAAATAATGGTAGCGGAGAACCTGCATTCTATTTCACTAACGATACAGAATGGGGAACAAATCCCTGCGTAGAAATAAGTTTAAAACCATATAGTTTCTGTAATCTTTGTGAAGTAAATGTTGCTAATGTTAAAGACCAATTAGATTTAGAAAATAGAATAGATGCGGCTACATTTTTAGGAACTTTACAAGCAACATATACAGATTTTCATTATTTACGACCTATATGGAAACAAACAACTGAAGAAGATGCATTAATTGGAATATCTATGACGGGTATTGCTAATAATAGAATTAAAGGATTAAATTTAATTAACGCTAGTGATTTAGTTAAAGAAAAAAATCAGTATTACTCACAATTAATGAAAATTAATCAAGCGGCAAGAACAACTTGCGTTAAACCTGCTGGAACAACTAGCCTAATATTAGGCACAAGTAGTGGTATTCATGCATGGCATTCTAAATACTATATTAGAAGAATGAGAATAGGTAAAAAAGAACCTATTTATAATTATTTATTAGAGAATATTCCTAAATTAATAGAGTGTGAGATTAAACACAATAAAACTACGGGAGAATCTTATTCTTCAGAACATTCTGCTGTGTTATCATTACCTCAAAAAGCACCCTATAAAAATAGCATTGTAAGAGATGATGAATCAGCGTTAGATTTACTTAACCGTATTAAATATATTTCAACTAATTGGGTAAAGAATGGACATAACAATGGTATTAACACAAATAATGTATCTGCTACTGTTAGTGTGAAACCTAATGAATGGAAAGAAGTTGGTGAATGGATGTGGGATAACAGAATTTTATACAATGGTATAGCATTATTACCGTATGATGGTGGTAATTATACACAAGCACCATTTGAAACTATTGATAAGAATAAATTTGAGGAAATGGTTAATATTATAGAAGATTCTAATTTTAATCTACAAGATATTGTAGAAATAGATGATAATACTAATCTACAATCCGAAATTGCTTGTGCTGGTGGAACTTGTGAAATTTAATTTAAAAAATTATCCAATACTGTCCCATACAGAAAAAAATAACTTTTTACTTATTGAAGAAGATATAATAGATATTATAGAAAATACAGAGGGTAAATATATTATTAGAAGTAATTTCAATGCAAGAAAAAAGGGTGAATTATCCCATACTAAATTAATTAAAAATATTGTATATTATGTAATATATGGATATACAATAATAAATACTATAGATGAATTAGAGAATTATATCTACTATTCAATAGATGTTAAAATAAATAATAAAAAAAATAAATGGAGAAATAAATATGAAAATAAAAATAGCAATACCAACTGTCGGTGATAGTGGAAACACAACAAATTCTAGTTTTTTGTTTAGAGCAGAAGAAAAGGACAAATTTCTGTTTAGTAAGTTATACACAAGGGAATATGTTAAACCTAACTATATTTATAAAAGTCGTGGTTTAAATAATCGTGGTGAGAAAGTTATTACTTGTGGTAGAGTAACTATAGGAAATAATAACGATGACCCTGTTTTACACACTATATCTACAACTATTAATGATTCGTTATTCCCAACAAAGATTAGAGATACGACAAAATCTAATTTTATGAATACTATTACATTTAAATATATTAATGGTTCTATGATGTTATTTTATGGTAGAACTAATAAAAGATATTATATTAATGGTATGTTGATAAATAAAGCAGACCTTATTAAAGCAATAAGTAAAATTATATTAAGGGCTTCATTAACTAGATGTAAAAACCAATTATTTCAGTATATGAGAAAAGTAACACTATTTCCTCATAATGTTCTTTATGCTTTAGAAAATAGAACACCTTATCATTTTCAACATGAAATGAGAAAAACAGAAGTAGTAATTAATACTAAATTAATTAATGAAGAAGAATGTGTATTAGAAATATCTGATGGTATTTGGGGAGCATTAAAAACAAAAGAATTAAGCACTTTTATTGATTATTTTAAATATAATAAGAAGAGAAGTAAAACATGGAAAGTAGGAATTACTAATGAGTTCTTATGGGAACAATTAATGGGTGAACCACCTTCAAGAACAGAACTATCTAAAATGACGCAGTGGTTATTACAACATAGAACATCTGATTTAATAGAAGATAGAGCAACTAAATTGTTATTTGATATTTCCGCAGAAAATCCTGCTATTGATTTTGTTCAGTTTCGTAATCCACAAAATAAAGCATTATTTGTACATGGAAAATATTCTGATTGGGTTATAGTGTATATTGGTAAAGGTATGAAGCGAGGAAGACAAGATGTAGTAACCTACCAAATTAAAGCCCCTTCTAAAGAGAAAGGTAATTGGCATGGAATGAAACTTTCAGGTAGTATTTGTATTGATAATGTGTCTAGAGGGTCTAGTATTGGCGACCAATTAGTTGCTAGAGCATTAGCGTTGGTTGATGAAAGAATAGCGGCACACCACCTTTACACGATTAAACCGTTGATAACCCCTGCATTAATTAGTGGGGATGTAATTATGCCGAGATTAGATAGAAAGAAATTAAATAGTTGGAATCAATCAAAGGCAAATGAATATACTTTAAAGCAAACACAAAAGAGGAATGTAAAATGAAATGTTCAGAATGTAATTGTATTACAACTTCCTTTGATGAAAGATTAGGTGAAACTATTTGTAATGATTGCGGTCTGATTTTATCAGTAGATATTTTTGAAGAAACAATGAGTGTAATTACAACAACAAAGCAACAAGGTAATATTAAATTTAATAGAAGTGCTGATATTTATACTCTAGGTTCTGTAATATGGAAGAATGATGTGAAGGTAGGCTACAATAGTAATAACTACAAGTTGTTTCGTGAACAATTAAGGTCAGTTTCTAATCCAACAGAACAAAAGTTCAAGGTTTCATCCGGTATGTTTTTATCTTATTATAGTGGAAAATCACTACTTCCTGAAGTTTTTTTGAAGTTTAAAATTCTTAAAGAAGAACATATAATAAGAGGACTACCTATTGATAATGTAGCCGCAGGTATAGTATATTATGTTCTTAAAGAAAAAAATATTCCTGTTTCATTGAAGGATTTTTCAAAGAAAAGTAAAATACCCACTAAAAATATAATGAGAACGGCTAAAAAACTAACTAAGAGGTTTGGTAAAGCACATGTATTTAGTGATTTAAATGTAAATGATATAATTAATCAATTTATAGAAAATTTAAATTCTTTAGAAGGTAAATGTAAGATACCTGATTCTGTTAGAATGGATTGTTACAATTTTATTGAATATATAAAAAGGTGTTATGATAATTTTAACTTAACATTTACAAGAAACCATATAATAACAGCAATATGGATGGTAGGACAAACACATATTTCACTAAATATAACACAAGATTCTCTCAAAGAATTATGTAACATAAGCCCATATACTATTAGACATAAAACTGAACAGATTTGTAATAATCTAAATTTAGATAGAAGTAAATTGAAATTATATACTATTGAAAATATTATAAATGGGGTAAGATAATATGGGAATAATGAATGAAATAGATATAATGGTTAAAAACCAAGAAAGCCCTGAAGAAATAGCAAAAGTTATTCTCAGTTCAGGGAATTTTGATGGTAATAGTGATGAAGCATTAAGATGTGCAATAGAAATAATAAAGGAGCAATAAAAATGAAAATAAAAAAATTAAAACAAAGAAAAATATTGATAATAGGAGCAGGTGGGATAGGTAGTTATCTTGTATCTTTCCTAGAAAGAATTAGTGAGAGAAGACAACCACTTTATCACATTACTATTTATGATGATGATAAAGTAGAAGAAAAGAATTTATCTTATCAGAATTATAATGTAAGTGATGTTGGTAAAACAAAAGTAAGCGTTGTTGGTAATTCAGTAGGGATAAAACCTGCTATAATTAATCGAGAAGAATTTCAAGTATTAATATCTAAACAAATGCATGGATATAAAGGTAAATATCCTTATGACCTTGTAATTTGTTGTGTTGATAATCTTGCTGCTAGAAGATTAATGTATAAAGAAGGACATGGAGAAGATTGTCCTGTAAAATGGTTAGACCTTAGAGCGCAAGGTAGAAATGCAGTATTGATTTCTTACAAAGTTAATCCTATATTAATACCGGATTTACTTGCCGGTGCAGATGGTTCATTTAGTTGCCAAAATGGAGATTGGGATGGTTCTGCTAAAGACGTTAATTCAATGCATATTGCAATAGCAGGTATTGGAACTCAATGGATTCAACGATGGTTTAATGATAATAATGATGTTGCAGATAAAATGGTGGTGCATGTATGAGAGCCGCGTCAAAGGCTCATGTTGAGTATGAAGTGTTAAGATATATTCTTAATAATATAGACTTGTCTGATTTAGAAGAAAGAATGTGTCCTAAAGATGATGCTAAGTTAGAGTTACTAACTAAGAGATTTAATGATGGTGCAAACGCTATTTCTAAACAGATTAATAATAAGATTCAAAGTAGGAAGAATAAACTTCCAAAGAAGCATTCAGCATATGAGGTGAAAGAATGAGTGATGAAAGTGGAATGCTAAAAGAGATGTGCGACGAGTGTGGTAAGGATTATTCAGGTGACGAGATTCGACGCTGCTCTATCTGCAACACAGCAGTTCACATGAACAGTTGTGGGGATGAGTGGAAGTATGACGAGTCACTACATGACGAGCATCACAGAAGCGGTGATGTGTGTTCCCGCTGCGTAACAAACATTATCTTACACCACTTACAACATTTAGGTGAGAGTGAGGATAGACAAGCCAACTTTACTTGGTGGTTCAACAAAGGAGATGAAGAAGAATGAATGATAAAGAAGAAGATGATAGAATGATTGATGAAAGCAAATACGAAGGACACACACCTGCACCTTGGCGAGTTGAAAACGGAAGCATACACGCAAAAGCCGATTGGTGGTCAGGAGCAGGTGATATGATTTTCTTTTCAAAACGACACGGACAAGATGCAAACTCACAACTCATGGCAGACGCACCACTTCTCTTAGCAGAAGTCAAGCGGTTGCGTAAGATATTAGGCGATATTGTTGAGACTGAATCTCCGGAAATATGTTTGGCTTGTAATGGAGTGAATAAAGACCCCGAAACTCACGGATATTGTGAAAACTGCCGAGTGAAATGCGAGATTTGCGGAAATTATTTGGATGAAGACACCGAAGGAGAAAATTATGAGAATGAGAATTGTGGGTGTTGTTATGTTGAAGCAGGGATTATCCCCGAATGGATGGGTCATTCCTATTACGCCAACGATTATCTCAAAGATTTCTCCCCCAAAGTGTTAGAAGAATACGGGTATGATAACCCTTGTGATTGTGGGGATGAGGAAGGTGATGCAGAATGAAGTATATTCATTTCAATATATTAGATAGGGTTCTATGTGATGCAGAAGCAGAACCCGTTCCAGAAAAATTGGCAAACACTAGAAGATTGTGTAATGATTGTATTCAAGTTATATGGAAGGAACAGTATAGTAGAAGTCGATTTTTTCCCCAAGAGTGGGTAGAAAAAGTTGATACACAAACGGAGTTATTACCACCTAAAAAAATAAAACCATTAGCGTATTATTTAAAATTAAAGGAAGTACAACTATGGGAGTAAAAAGATACCGGTATATGGATGGTGAAAAAGGTGATGAACAATACCTAAAAGCGAAAGATGAGGAATCAGAAGCCGTAACCATGTTTATGCACAATCTAATAGAAAGGGCTGAAATAAAAGCAAGTAAATATAGAAATATTGCTTTACTTTCTAATGTCTGTTGGATTTTAGTATATTATTGGTGGTGAAAGTATGAGCAATGACTCAGTAAATAATTGCCCTATTTGTAAAGAACCAATGAAATTAATGAAGGGAATATCCCATAAATCCCGTTATGATGACGGTGTTTCAACACAATACCATTATTGTGTTCATTGTAGTGAAGAAAAATGGAAAAACAAGGAGAGTGAATAAAATGGTAGAAGATACAGATATAGATGATATAATAGAAGAAGATGTAGGGAATATAATGAATGTAATAACAACTGATGGTTATTATATTCAAGCCCAAGTAGTAAAGGTATCATGCCCTGCTTGTGGTGAGGAATTTTTAGGAACTAAACGCCATGCTGGTGGATTTATTGCAGGTCATATAGCCTTTCATGAATTTGAAAATACCCGCGACACAATAGTAGAATCAATGGGGGGAATATAATTGGTTTCGTGGTCGTTTGAAGAAAGAACAATGTTATATGAATTAGATAATGATGGACACCTGATGGTAATTAGGAGTGAAATAAAATGAAAGAAAAAATAAAAATAGAAGAAGAAAATAAAGCAATGAAAGATTTTGATTGGAAGAATCACATTAGGGATGTGTATAAAGATATGAATAAAATCAATGAAGGTGGTGTTAATTTTATTAGCCCTTGCCAAGATAGTGAAGTATTTTTAACATCAATTTGGAATATGTCTATGGATGTATTAGATGGTATGGAAGTGCAAGTAGTTATTGACGACAAAGATGATTTGTATATCAGTAGTGGTTCAGCATCATTTGTATCTTTTGAAAATCATGAAGATGAATTAGTAAATGGTGCGCCAATGAGAATACCAATTAAATCATGGATTCATACCCATCCATTTGGTGAGGCTTACCTTAGCGGTACAGATTGGAAAACAGTAAAGACATGGCAACCTATTATGAAAAGTGCTATTGTGTTAGGTGATAATCAATACCTTGCGGTGAACATGGATAATGCTAGATACGAAAAGGGAACTTTTTCAGCAAAGAAGGTTTACTATGGATTATTAGAACAAACTAATTTTGGTGATGTAGAACCTATGATGGAAGGTGAAGAATAATGGATAAACAAGAATTATTAGAAAACCATGCTAATATTGGTAAGAGCATTAAATCTTTATTCAAGGATAATAAAGAACTAACAGATTTAGTCTGTTACATGAGAAAGTTATTAGATGAGTGTTTACACGAATCAGATGAGGGCGACCTAGTTCCTTTAACTAACGACAATAAAAAATTAAATAGAGCATTTGAAATTATGATGTTAGTTCAACATGAAAAGGATTTAAAGAAAGAAGAAAAACAAAATGTAAAATTACAACAACAACAACAACAACAACAACAATTAGGAGAATTTTAAATGACTACATTAACTGAAGAGAATAGCAGACAAACAACATTAGAAGAATTTGGATTATTTTTATACTTAAAGTTTGGAGATGAAGAATGGTGGTTAGAATGAAGAAATTTATTGCAATATTATTTGCATCAATTCTATTAGCAGGGTGTTCCATTCCTGACCCTGAAGAAGTATTTGCTGAAGAAAAGGAAGCCCCTAAAGAATGGATTAATATTAATGGGTCATTTACTTATTTAATTAATGATATGAATAATTCTACACAAGAAACTATTTGGATAAATGTTAATAGTTCTCATGGTTTAATTGAGTTAGATAGTTTCCAATATAATATTACACATCTAAGTTTTGAAGTAGTGAATAATACAGTTTATTTTCATAACTATACATATGTTGTATCGGGTTATCTTGAACAAAATAATTTTATGTGGAATATTGGATATGCACCTAATTTTGGTAATGCAAGTTTAATATTTCCAACCTTTCCATTTGATGTAACTATTTATTACAATGTTAATTATCGTATATGGAATGGTCAAGAATGAATAAGAAAGCATTGACTGTTCATTTTCCTGCACCATTACCAGCAGAAATACCTTGCCCTATTTGTGAAGGCAATAAATGTAAGGTTTGTGATAAAACAGGTAAGATGAAATTAGTAGTAGATGCTAAAGTACCAATACAAAGAAATCTTATTATAAAATATATTTCTAATAATTTAGAACATATAGCAATAGAATTATCTAGACAGTATGGTTTAGTTCCTGAAGTTAATACTGAAGAAATATTTGAGTGTGATGAAGGAACAACATATGAAATTGCAAAGATAAGTAGTTTAGGTGGAGTGATATGGATAGCAAGCAGATTAGACAAATTAGAATCTCCTAGATATTTTAATAGTGTTAAAGAATTAACTCGATTTAAAGAAGGGTGGTTTACATGAGTGATGATATGGATATAATAGCAAGAGTACCACGAAATGCTACCACTGAACTATTAATCAAAACAGGAACTTTTTGGAAAATTGAAGTGGTAGATATTAGATGGTATTCTGATGGTAAACCAACAAGAAAAGGAGTAAGAATAAATATGGATGAATTGCCTACTTTAATTAAGGCACTTCAAAAAATTAATAATAAAAATGAGGCAAACAAGGATGAGTCTGAGTAGATTATCAAAAATGTGTGAAGCAATAGAAATAACTAATAGTTTCAAAGATAAAATTAAAATTATAGATGAATCGTTGAGTTCATTTTCTAATCCTAAATTAGTGTTAGATATTCTAACTCTAAATTTAGAAACTAATTCTATTGGTAATAAACGAGCAATAACTTGGGTTGCTAATGCTTTAGAGTTGTTTGAAGAAGAAGTTAAAAGTCAAGAAGAAATATGGGGAGATATAGGAGAAGGACTGTATCAATATTTACCTAGTAAAGAAGATAGTAAACTTTCAATTAAAGAAGTTTATTCCTTATTATTATTAGATTGTTCTAGTATTAACAGTAATTCATATGTTATTTTTGCTAGTGCAATAAAAGATATGTCTGATTTAGAGATTAAATGGTTTATTAGATATTGGTTAAGGATTCCTAGAAATAGAGTTTCATATTCAATTGTTGTTAAGGCAATAAATAAAAGATTTCCTAATAATGATGTAATTAAATTATGTAATATACAACATGTTTCAATAGTATTTTCTTATTTAGAATCAGGTAGAACACCACCTACTACTATACAAACAGGAATGTTTCTAAAACCATCATTGGCTAAAACTTATAATTCTAATTTACCTTCAGAATATATTTTAGACATAAAGTATGATGGTAATAGATATCAAATACATAAAGATAATAAAAATGTTATGATTTTTAATAGAAAAGGTAAACTTGTAACTCATCAGTTTCCTGATGTAGCAGAACAGGTTTCACACTTCAATGCCAATAGTTGTATTTTAGATACTGAAATATATCCCATAATTAAAAATGGTAGTATAGACCCTGCACCACACAAGAAAATGGCGGCAAGGGTACATTCCAAAGATAAACAAGAAGCCTTGCTTAAATGCCCAGTTAAAATGGTAATTTTTGATATTATACAATACATGGGTGAGTTATTAATTGACGAACCATATAGAATAAGGTTATCACATCTATTGGATTTTCCAATAGAAAATAGAGTATGGAGTTTTGATATAGATACTTCGATTGAATCAGCATATAACATTGCTATTAATAGAGGATTTGAGGGTATTATGATTAAAGATTTAAATGCCCCATACAAAAGTGGTAGGAGTAATAATATATTGAAACATAAACCTTCTAGAATAGAATTAGATGTAGTTATTACTTCTGCTGAATATGGTAAAGGTAGAAGGACAGGTGTGTTTAGTTCATTTGGAATTTCAGTAAAAACTGAAAATGGATATGAAAGTATAGGTAAAGTAGGCACTGGATTATCAGATAGTGATTTGCTACATCTAACAACAGAACTTAAGAAGATAATAGATAACTATTCTTCGGATGTGTATTATGTATTACCTAGAATAGTTTTAGAAGTTAGATGTGATTTAATATCACAAGATTCTAATGGTAATTATGGATTAAGGTTTCCTAGAGTAGAGAGAATTAGAAATGATAAACACCCATATGATTGCAATACTTTAGAAGATGTTAAAAACAATAGGTAAAATATTAATTACCTACAGCCAAAGGCAAGTATATGTTAGACCGGAATGTGGTTCTTGGTATTTGTTCAATAATAGCAAAACCCACAGTATCAATTATTAAAGCCGAAAGATATAGTATGGGATATAGAGTTAAATTATCAATAGTATTTAGAAGCAATGCTGAAAGGTTGTTGGCACTTCAGCGTTGCTTCCTTCAAAACAATATAGAAAGTAAATATAAAATATCTGAATCAAAAAGTAGACAAAGACCTATTCTGATTATATCTAAGTTAAATGATATATCTAAATTTGTAGAAACATATGATATTGTTTCAGTATCTTTTAGTGATAATTGGGATATATTTATTAATGTTAAAAAATTAATAGGAGAAAACTCACATAAAACTATGAAGGGTCTTGATGAAATAATAGAATTAAAGGGGTATTTAATATGAAGTGTGTTAGATGTAATCTAAGAAATACTTCATCAAATAAAGACATGTGTAACATGTGTTATCTAAATATATTAGATAATAAACCTAAAAATAAAGTTGATGATGTAGAGATATTAGAATATCATATTCACAAGGCTCTTTGGGATGGTTGCAACGATTGTGGTTGTAATGATTTTTATTGTGATGCAGGTATAAAAGAAGAAAAAGAAGTTAAATGGTACATATTAAAAGTTCGATGTCCCAATTGTAATAGTAATTATGAACAAATAATGGAAGTAAGAATAAATGAGTTTAATAAAAATAAGCAAAGAACACATGAGCAGTAAGCCACTAATAGTTTTAGGCAATACTGCTATGGATAAAATGAAAAGAGCAAGAAGTTTTGTTTCTGATAGTCCAATAGTAATGTATGCCAATGAGTTTAATATTGTAGACAATTATAGTATTCCTAAAGATAGAGGAATTATAATAGATGAGATGCACTTTAAACCAAATAATGATTTAATTAAAAAAACTATATTAGAATATGCAGGACAAGTAGTATTGATTTCTGATAGTAAAAAAGCAGTGTTGCCTACAATATATAATTTATGTGATATGAAAAGACCAACGGAAAAAATAGATGTGAAAAACATTTCACCAAGAGCAGATGAACCTGTTAATTATGAAGTAGATATGTTCACTTTAGCAAGAGAATATTTAACTAATAGAGATAGAGATGAAGTTGCATTAAAACTTAAGATAAATACACCAGCAGATAATCAATTATTATCTTGGATTGTTCCTAATATAAACCCTAACAAAATAGCGTTTATAGATAATAATGTTAAAAGACGCTGGAACAGTTCATATTTTTATGAGTTATTAGCATATTCTCATAATGGTAAACTAAGTGCTAAGATGGTTATGCCTACCAGAAGGAAATATTCTAAGTTAGGTAGTATCGCTAGTAGATTAGGATTAAGAAGGCATGAAACTTATTTGATTCAAGACCTTCTTAAAAATGAAGAATTTAAAAAATATGCTATGACTAAGTTAAATAATTCAGAATGTAGATTATTAAAACTTGGTGAAAAGAAAGTTAGAAAAATAGATAATATTGTTTTACCTACTCCAACATTAGACAAGTGGTTATAATGGCAAGTCATAAAAAACACCAAGATAGAAAAAAGGCTCTAATAGAGTATGGAGAAAAACATATTAATACTACTCTAGATTTTAATGAGATAATGATATTCATTAACACTTATAAAAATAATAGAGGTAGATTACATAGAAAGGTTAATACTAATAGACAAGTAATATATAATTTACTATTAGGAATGGATGAATTTAAAAAAGTAAAAAAAGGGTATTGGAAATATATACCTATTAAAAAAAATGAGGAATAAAAATGAGTGAATTATGGACAGAAAAATATAGACCAACAAAACTTAGTGGGATTATAGGTCAAACTAATTTTGTGTTGGATGCAGAACATTGGGTTTTGAATAAAGAAATGCCTAATGTTTTATTGTATGGTGTTGCAGGGGTTGGTAAAACAGCCGCCGCAATATCATTAGCAAATGGGATATTAGGTAATGATAGGAAAAATAACTTCTTTGAGATTAATGCTTCTGATGATAGAAAGTTAGAAACAGTAAGAAATAAAATTAAAGAGATTGCTTCTACTAAAAGAATTGGTGATGTTCCATTCAAAATAATACTATTAGATGAAATGGATGGTATGACTAAAGATGCACAAAATGCATTGAAGAGAATCATGGAAAGATATTCTGATAATTGTAGATTTATTATTACTTGTAATGATAGATATAAAATTATTAATCCTCTAATGTCGAGGTGTGCTAATTATAATTTCAAGCGACTTAATACTAAAGATATGAAATACATATTGACTGATATTCTGTTAAAAGAAGATGTTAAAACACATTCTGATGACCAATTAGATAAGTTTATTACCTATTTGCAGGGTGATTTAAGACGAGGAATCAATGAATTACAGGCATCGTCAGCAAGCCAACGGACTCTTCAATATCAAATAGATATGAATATGAAACCATACTCTGAAATTATAAAAATGATAAATGAAAATAAATATGAAAATGCTTTAGAGAAGGTTCACACTATGATTTATAATTCTACTGATATGAAAACCATATGTATTAATTTACATACAACAGTGTTAGAAACTGAAAGTGATTTTAATTATAAATTTAAGATGCTTCGCATTATTGGTGAAGCAGAATGGAGAAGTGGAAACATGAATCCAAAAGTTTTAGCATCTTGGATGATAGGACAAATGATAAAATGATAGAAATATTATTTATATTTATAGGACTTAGAATATTGATTAAAATGTTAGATAATAGTAATAGGAGTGGAAGAAGAAAATGGTAAAGAGATTTTTGGACTTTAATAAAGATGGGGTTGTTGATAAAGAAGATTTCAACCATCTCATATTAAGATATGAGATAATTGTGATAGGTGGTATATTACTAATGGTATTACCTATACTAAACACATTAGGCTACATTAGTGTTGATTCAAACTTTTTCTGGATGTTGTGTGGATTAGTCATGACGGCAGAAGGATTAGTTGAAATAAAATATGAGCGAAAAAAGAGGAATGAAAATGAATGAAGATATGAAAAATGAAATAATGAAAGCAGCAGAAATTCTCGGTTTAACCGAGGAAGATGCAATGAGTAAGTTTGAGGACATTTGTGCCAAGAACAATCTTGATGTATCTAAAGAACCCTTGTTAGCAAGAGGTCTTTGGCGACAGTATTTTAGTAGTGCGAGAAACATACTAACCCGCGAAAGCACAACAACTAACAACACAAACAATTCTTTTTACAAGAAGGCGTTTGGTTTCTTTGTATCGCTAGATGAAGCCGTTGATATAATGGCGTTAGATAGAGATAGAGTAATGAAAGAATACAATAGAGATAGTGATTTAACTTACTCTCTTGGTAAGGTAGCACTTTTTGCTGAATCAGAAGATGGAAAATACGAAGGAAGAATGATGAGGGATAATGAAGAAAGAAGTAAAGTTATGGATGAATTACCTGAAAATAATGTAGTATTAGATAATGGACTATTTTTAGTTCCATTGAATACTAATGATGCAGAATGGAATAAAAAGAACTACGGTAAACCTACAAAGGCTTCGGAGTGGAGAAAAACAGGAATATTTGTAGGAGAAGTTGATGGAAGAATGGGTGCTTTTGCCTTTAGTTATAAAGGTGAATCTTGTTTAACATTTACACCAACAACATTTGAGTGGGTTCATTTTGATTCATTCTTTATGAACGAAGATTATACAAGTATCTTTGGTGGTAAGTCTAGAACGATGGAATCATTAATTCTTAATGATGATTTAGAAGAAGAAGATGATAGAAAGCGTCAACCATTTGGTGAAGTTCAAGATATAATTATGGAATACTGCACTGAAAATTACAGCCCATTAGTTGATTTAGAACAGGCTCATAGTAATGCGGCGGCAAGACCATACAAACAAAAATATGTTGTTACTGATGGAACTGTTACTAGTATTAATATGACTCCAACTAATAATGGTAATAGGATTATTAACATTGATGATTTAACAACCGAGTTTAATTTTGATAATGATGGTTTTACAGCAACTACTTGTTGGACACCTTCATCATTAGTAATTGATTTTGGTATTGGTTCTGAAGTTATAGTTGTAGGGCGCACTAGTCAGGGAACTGATGATGAAGGCGCATTAAGACCAGTAACAATTAATGTTAGTGGAATATATGTTATTAATGCTAGAGGCGGAAGCCCAGAATTAATTGAACATGTTGATTCAGAAGAAACCGATTGGTTCTTTGATTGATTTCGTAAAAGTGTAGTCATGCACGAATTGTTGGCTATTAGGGGTGCAACTCCCCTTAATTTAAAAGAGGAATAAATATGAAAGAATATGAAATAATAGATAATAGAATTATTAAAGGTAATAGTTTTTGGTTCAATGTAACCAAAGTTGACTTTACTACAAGAAGAATGAATGATGAAACTGGGGAATATTGGGTTAAGTTCCATTTCCCTTCAGGAAAAGAAATAAGAATAAAAGTAGATAGAAAAGATTTAGATGAATTAACTTCTCCTTTCAATTTTAATAATAATGGTGATGATAATGGTAATAACATATGAAGAAAGAAAACAACAAATAATACAACAGATAGTAGATAGAAGAAGCGCAGAGAAGGAATTCCTATTAGTAGGAATTACAGGTAGACCTAAAGTTGGTAAGTCAGGTTTAGCAATGGATTGTAGAACTGAAGAAGAAATTAAGAACGGTATGAAAGTAAAGATACTAGACCTTGATGATGGTTCTACTGCTACTTGGGATTCTGCTTGGGATAGAGATGAGAACATAGAAGTTTATGTTCCTAATGTTTGGAACAATGATGGTTCTATGAATTGGGATGAAACTTTTCACAACTGTTCTACTTGGATTAAGATGGCTGAAGAAGATATTAAAGAAGGTAATATTAAAGCAGTTATTCTAGATGGTGTAGATAAAATCTATGAAGGTTCTAGTGATGTATTAAGGAAATCATTAGTTAAGAATGCAGCAAGAAGTGGTTCTGTAATACAAGATTCAGATACGGTGATGGTTAAACCATTAGATTGGAAAGTAAGAAATAATATCTATGATAGAATTATTAATCCATTTGTAGCACTAAGAGCAAATAGATTTCTAATTACACATATGAAACTTGTATATGAAGGGATTGGCGCACCAATAGCAGTAGGAGAAACTCCTGATTGGTATAAGACAACACCACATAAATTACTACAAATAATAAATATAACCGAACAGAAATTAGGAAATAAAACAACATACAAAGGAAAATTAGTTGCAAGTAAAACTAATTCCAATATGGTTGGTAAGAGTTGGCCTATCTTCGTATTAGAAGAATCGGGCAATGAATGGAATGGAATACCCGAATTAAAACAGGGTGAATTATAATGGAGATAAATAACAATGAAAATAATAATAGAGGCAAAGAGAATAAGTGAATTAATAGAAAGTGTAGCATTGAAAGGAAGATACTTTAATGGTGCTGAATCTAAGAATGGAATGTTATCTGAGTGTGCATATTTAACATTAACAGATGGAAATTTAGATTTATGGAATGCAGATAACACAACTGTTTGTGGAATTAGAGAAGTATTAGAAATCACTCCTGATTTTGAAAATGGAGAAGTAGTTTTAGATATATTAAAAACAGTAAAATATCTTAAAGGATTTACTGGTGATGTTTTATTTGATGCGAGTGATTTCTTATGTATTTCTAATGAAGTATCTACTGCTACCCTACCATTAGTAACAGAACATAGTCATAAGAATATGATTGATATGTTAATTGTTTTTAATGAAACTGTTAGAGATGTGAATGTAGTTTTCCCCACATTTAGAAAAACTACATTTGAAACTAAAATACATCTTTTAGCATCAGACTTATCCTTATCAACAAAAGGATGTGATGTGATTAATACCGCTAGATATAAATTTGATTATAATAATAGAGTGTTTACTATGTCTAGTATTAAAACTGATATTGATAAATATGAAACTGATGTTACTATGCTTACACAAGATGGTGATGAGTCTACTGTAGAATTTACAGGTTTCTTTCATAGTTTCTTTAAAACAGTAGTGAATATATATCTTAAAGATGATTCACCTGTTTTGTTTGTATCACCTAATAGATTATTATTGAAAGCACCCTACATGGATAGGAGTTGATTAAATGAGTGCAAAGCAAGAATACACAGGATTTTACGAAACCGATTACATTTACTGTTGTGTAAATTACTCTTCCTGTGATGGGAGATACGATTCAGAACAGGAAGCGATAGAGTGTTGTTCCGTGTGTAGTGAGTGCGGCGATGCGTGGTATGAGTGCGTGGGACAATGCGAATGGTGTGACGAGTGCTATACTCCCGAATGTAAGAACAGCCCCGACGGTGATGAACCCTGCCCCGAAAAGGAAGAGGAATAAAAATGATAATCAATGAAATAAAAAATGGAATAGGATTAAGGTGGAGAGAGAACGGTGAAGTTAAAGAAAAAATTGTTACTCTCAAAGAATTTCCGCATTACTTTTTTATTAAGGCTACATCTACTAGACATACTGATTTATTAATTAAAGATAACAATACTAGAGGGAAGTTTAAGATTGAGTTAAATTATGAAATGGGTGAATGGAAATCTCTTAATGGTGATTTATTAGTTAAAGTAACTTGGGGAACTAAATCTCCTAATATAAAATATCAAATTAGAGAACAATTAGAAGAATTAGGTGTTGATACTTATGAAGCAGACATTCCACATCATTATCGTTATACTGTTGATTGTATTGATAAGATACCCGAATATAAAATGCGTAAGTGTTTTTGGGATATGGAATGGCAAATAGGTGGTGAACATGATGGTAAGATTACATGTATAGTTGCTTATGATAACTACGATAGTAAGTACAATACTTTTGTTTGGTTTCCTACTGGAACAGTGTTAGCACATATTAAGAATGTTAATATATTTACATCAGAAGAAGATATGTTAAATGCATTCTTAGAATATATTGTTAATAAAAGACCCGACATGTTAATTTCTTGGTTCGGATGGAAGTTCGACTTACCTAAATTAATAGAAAGGAATACTGTTTATAATATTGATTCTAGATTACTGTCGCCATATAATGAAGTTAGAGGTGTTTCTTGGAGTGAAGATAAAGTTAAAATCTATCCTAAACATATACATGATTCTTCACCTGTGTCGCAACCAATAAAAGGTTTAATTACAGTAGCATTAGATTTAGTATTTGAAAGACAATGGAACGATGCACAACGAGGAACATTACCTTCTATGGCTTTGGATTATATTTCTGAAACTGTTTTAGGAGATAATAAATTAGTTAGTGAAAAGTTTCCTGATAAAATTGAGTTCTTTAGAAGGGCATGGTTAGAAGATACTGAAACATATTTAGAATATGCTTTGAAAGATGTAGAACTTATTAAAAGGATTGATGAAGAAAACCATTGTATTGATTCAGTATTAGCACTACAAAAATTACTAATCGCACCCTTTGATGCTTGCTTCTATGCAAGTAATATGGGTGGAATATATTTCATGCGTAATGCTTCTTGGAAAGCACCGACAGGTAAGAAAGGAGAACGTGTTAATTATGAAGGGGCTATGATATACAATCCTTTGACTGAAGGCACAAATGGACTTCATCATAATGTAGCGGCATTTGATTTTGCTTCTCTTTATCCATCAATGATAATTTCACGGAATATTTCTTGGGAATCTAAATCTGCAACTCCTACTGAGTTCGCAGTTAACTTAGCAATACCTAGAGATTTTAGTGAAGTTAAAGAAGAGAAAATGCTTTACTACAAGACCAATGAATTAGGTTTGTTACCTAAATCTTTAATTGAACTTAAAGCATTAAGAAACGAATACAAAAAGAATATGAAAGAAGCATCAACCAAAGATGGTAAGATTAAATGGAACAATAATCAAATGGCTGTAAAAAGGCTGATGGCATCTTTCTATGGGATAACGGCGTATCAAGGGTTTGGTTGGGCTGATATAGACTTAGCCGCTAGTATTACTGCTAGTGCTAGAGAAGCAATTAGAGCCGCAGCATTTAAGGTGAGAGAATTATGATGAGGAATATAAATGAAATGTAGAAAAAATAAATGTAATAATTTAATATTACCAAACCATAAGTTATGTTTTTATCATATTTTTTGGGGGGATGAAGAATGAGTAAGATAGAAGATGAAGTATGTGAGAAAATTCAGAATAGAGCAGAACAAGCAAGGGTGGAAAAACCCTGTCCTAAATGTGGTCATGCTAATTTAAAATATAACAATAAGACTATGGAACGAAATGACTTATCTAATGAAGAGTGGTTAATTCATGCACAAGAAGAGGCTATGGATTTAGCGGTGTATTTACAGAAGTTAATCACTACACAAATACCTTCTAACTCAACACAAGAACTTGAATCAATAAGAAAAGAATATATTAAATCAAAGAGGGATTTCAAATGAAAGTAGTTTACGGACACACTGATTCTATTTATGTTAAATGTGATGATATAGTAAAAGCAAAAGAAGTTTGTAATGAGGTTAACGATTATGTAAGAACTTTCTTTCCTAATATATTAGGATTAGAAGAACATCCTGTAACCTTAGAGTTTGAAAAGTATTACAAATCATTAGGAGTAGGTGCTACCAAAAATAGAAATGCTGGATTAATAACTTGGAAAGACGGAGAATATCTTGAAGAAGATGAATTTGTCCTTACTGGTTTTTCTGCTAAGAGAGTTGCACAAACTAAATTAGCAAAAGAAACACAATTAAAGATTCTTAAAATGTGGGTTGATGGTGATAGTGAAGAAGTAATTACAGATTATTTACATGAACTATTCGTTAATGTGCTTAGTGGTAATATAGAATTATCAATGTTAATTAACAGAAGCAGATACAAAGAAGAGAGATTTAAAGTTAGATGTATGGGAGAATGTAAGAAAATGAAATGGGGAAAAATACTTACATTATCAGAAATTATTAAGAATATTGTAAAACATAGAACTAATTTTTCAAGTGATGATTGGAAGTGTTGTAATAGTCCTAACTTAAGAACAACCCAAAATAAAAGACCTGTAATTGGTTCAGGTATTGAAGGGGTTTTGTATTATAATTCTATTAATACAATTCCTATTGATGATTCATATTTATACATGAAAATTAAAGATGTTAATGATACTTATATTCATCCCTTAACCCAAAAAGACACTGTGCCTTCTTGGGTTGCAGGTAAACAAGAAAAAGAATTACTTGAATTTACTCCTGATTATTTGCATTATGCCTATCAAGTTGTTAGTAAAGCAGAACCTATTTACAAAGCAATGGAATGGGATGTAAATAATATTATAAGAAGTAGGCATCAAGATTTGGAGGATTGGTTTTGAAACTATCTTGGTCTATGCAAAGAAGAGTAGATAGATGGAAGATTAAATATGATAAATTAATTAAATTAGTTATTAAAATTAAAAAGAAAATAAAAAAAATAAATAAAAAGGGAGTTAATAAAATGAATAAAAATAAAAAGTTATTACAATCAGATAAAACAATATTATTTGAAGAATATTCTAATGAGTATATAGGATTAACAATAGAAAAAGACACAATTAGTTTGATTAATAGTCCACCACTTACTTTACCTGTATCTAAACATCATAGAAAATGTGAATGTGATATATGTATAGAAATGTTAATAGGAAATTTAGCATATCAATTTGATAAGGAGAATGATGAGGAATGAAAATACAGAAAAAAGATGGATTTGAAAGAGAATTTACATACCAATGGAATGCTAAATGGAAAGAAGATGATATTAGTAAGCCCATTTTGAAGTTAACAAAATCCTCATTAGGTTCTTATGATTGGTGTCCTAAAAAATATCAATTTAACTACATGGAAGGGAAACCACAAGATACTTCTGAAGCAATGCACAATGGAACTTTGGTTCACAATGCCTTAGAAGAGTTTTATAATGTTTTTGATATTAAGAAAGCAGAAACAATGGATGTTGCTGAAGTAACTGAATATTGTTTTAGTTTATTTCCAATAGATAATATGTCTGAAATGTATGAAACATTATCTATTAATGAAGCACAACGTTTTATGGTTGCTAAAGAAGATAAGACATTAGAAATGTTTTTGCCTGTGATTAATGAAGTTTGTTTAAATGCACAAATAGTTATTAATCGAGCAGATTTTCCTAAGTTCCCCTTAAAAAGAGATTACACTGTGCATTTACAAGGGATTATTGATAGGATGTTTGTAGATAAAACAGGATATATCCCTATGGAGTTAAAAACTGGTGCTTGGAAAGAATACAAGAAAACTTCTATGAGAAAGGAAATGGCTTATTATAAATTATTATTCGATAATTGTCCGATAGAACAATTAGAAGCAATAGGAATTAATAGAGATTTATCAATAACTCATTGGGGTTGGAGATACCCTGCTTCAAATCATATATATGTAGAAGAACAAAAGAAAAGTAGCCATACAGCAGTTATGAGAAGTATAGCAAAATTAATAAAAGCATATGAAGATGATTTATTCCCAACTAAATATAATGCTAGAACATGTTCGTTTTGTAGTTACTTAGATATTTGTGATGGTGGAGCAGACGAGGGGTGGTTATGATGGAAATTAAATGGATTACCCATCAAGGAATAAGGGTGTTAGCACTATTAGTGGATGATAATGACCCATATTATATATGTGAAAATTGCGGTAATAAGAGTTATGCACATCCTAAATTAGCAACTAAAGAAGATGCAGAATGGTGCGGAGATTGTAATGACGCTCATTTTAAAAAACACATGTCTGAAGCAGAAATAGGTATGTGGTCTATATGGCAAATGCAAAGAAATAAAGCAATACTAATAGTAAAAAAACTCAGAGGAAAGTGATTGAATGAAAGATAAAGTAAAGAAAATATTAAGTTCTAAAGAATGGACATTTGCTGATTTGGCTAACATGAGTGAATTAGTAAAGCAGTTCTCAGAAGAAATATATAATGAGTTAAATGCTAGGGAAAAATTAGAATTAGTTTGGAATCTTGATATCTATGATGATGAACACCATTTTATGAAGTTTGGGAACTATTTCAATATCCTAGTATTAGAACAAATACAAATACAAGTAGCAAGCATACTACAAGAACAATTACTTACAGCAAATGTAAATTTTAGTAACAATGAAAATAAGGAGGATAATAAAAATGAAATTTCCAAGAGAAGTGTGGGCAGGAAGTCATCTAAAAAACGCACAGCAAATGAAAAGAAAGATAGTGAAGAATAAAAAGGAATTTATAGATTGGGTTAATATTTATAATGGTAGAATGAATTGCTATACAACTGTTTATGATTTTGATATAGTTAATGAAAACACGAAAATAGATTCATCTGTTGTATTAAACAGAATGTTTTTAGATTTTGATGCACACGATGAACCCTTAGAAAATGCACATAGAGATTTTATGAGTGTCGGAAAGAAACTATCATCATTGAATATAATGTTTAATGCCTATTTCAGTGGCAAAGGTTTTCATATCATTGCACACGGAGAACGAGTTAATGATATTAGATGCATTCAACAGTATTATACCGAATTGGCTAAAGACCATCCTACACTTGATAGAACAGGTATTCAAACTAATAGGTTGAGAAGAGTTCCAAATACTTTGAATCTAAGTAGTGGTAAAGAAGGTAATCATTACTTTTGTTCTCCCCTAGACTTTGCTTCTTTAGAAGGAGTTTCTATGTATGATATATTAGTTATGGCTAAACATAGAAATCCTATGATAACTACGGGAACGGAAAGAATTGTATTTCCTACCGTGAAACCAATTCACTTAGCAGATATTGAAATTGAAATTCCCAAACCCATAGGTAAATTACCAATCATACCCTGCTTGCACAATGCTATTATGGTAGAGAATCCTAGTCATTATGCTAGAGTATATTTAGTTCAATGGTATAGAGATTTATTAACATTAGGTGAAAGGAATGTTTCTTTAGAACAGCAAAAAGAAGTAATTGATTTAATTATGTCTGAGTTAGAAACAATAGCAACAACACCTGAAGTGTGGTTAGATTGGGAATTTAATAAAACTAAAAAGTATGTTACTGGAATTGTATCTAGGGGTTATCATGCAGTGGGTTGTAGTTCTTTAATTAATCAAGGATATTGTGTTGGTAAATGTTGGAGATATCACGAATGAATTATTTAAGAAAATATACATGTAAATTATGTAAAGAAACATTTCAGGGCTTTGGACATATGTTATCTAAAGGAGGTTACTGTTGTGATAATTGTAATTATACAAAGGTATTACCGGCTAGATTTAAAGGTGAACATTTATGAAACTAATAATAGATAGTAGAGAAAACTCGGAATTAACAGAGAGAGTAATAGAAAAAGCCCAAAGTCTAAATGTCCCATATGAAAAACAATGGTTAGAAATTGGAGATTATGTATTCAATGATGTTTGTTTTGAAGCGAAATCTTCTTTCGATTTCATACAATCAATAGTAAATAAAAGATTATGGAATCAATTAGATAACATGGATAGAGCCTATGTAAATAATTTAGTTATTGTTTATGGTTCATTCGATGGTGGTTTCAGAAAACACTTAGAATATATTAAAACAAGTATGAACAAATCATCACAAAGAATTATTCTTAGGAAGAAATTTTATGGTGCAATAGGAAAAATAATATTAGATACCGATTGTAGTATTATTTGGGTTAAGGATGCATTAACAGCCGCAGAAATTATAGCAGTTGTTTGTAAAATGCAACCACATGATAGGGCAGTATATGTTCCTAGAATAGTTAAACAGAAAAAAATTAGCACTACTGATTTAAGAGTAGATGTATTATCTACAATTAAAGGAGTTAGTGAGAAAAAAGCAAAATTATTAATTGATACCTTCGGGTCAATTATGGAGATTGGGGAAGCAGACCTATCAGAACTATCTGCGTTAAATGGTATAGGGAATGTATTAGCATCCCGTATTATTGAAACATTAAATTCTGAAACTAAACTGCAAATATAGAGAGATAAATATGGAAAATATAAATAATAATTTTAATGAAGATGAATTACTAGAAGAAGCAATGAGAAGTCAGTTTAATGAAACTAAAAATACTAAATTGAGTTTACCTAAAATAATAGAGGATTATGCAGATAGCGCAATAGAAGTATCTAGAAATAATAGAGTTCCTGCAATATTATCCGCCTATTCTTTATTAGGACAAATATGTAAAGAAATGGTTTACATCCCTAAAGGTAGAGGAACAGAAGATACTAGAGTGCATGTTATTTGGTTACAAACAAGTGGCTCAGGAAAAACTGAAATGTATAATTTTACAGGAAGAGTTGGACAATATGTTTTTGATATACTTAATGAAAGGTATAGAGATAATGTTGAAGCAGAAAGTTCAGGCGAAAGACATAATAGGTTTTCTATTCATGGGGTTAAGTCAACTACTGATGCTGCGTTAGTGGGTAAAATGATAATAGAAGATGTTACTGTTACTGATGATGATGGTAATACAACTTATGAGAAAATACCTAAACAGTTGTTTGGTGGTTTAGAAGGTGATGGGCTTTGTGTATATGATGAGTTTGAATATTCAGGAGTATTCAAACCAACACAACATAAACAAGAAGTGGTTATGTATCTAAATACTTTTATGAATACTTTGGCAGGTGAAAATTATCGTATCACTAGACAATTAGCAGAAGGTGGAGAAATGTATTGTGATAGTAGACGTTCATTATATGCAACATCATATATTCCCAAAACATTAACAACTGTTATCGCTGAAACCGGACTACTGCAACGCTGTTTAATCTATATTAGAGAAGTTCCAATAGAAGAACAAAATCAAATTAGAGAAAAGTTAAGTCATGATTATGGTAATATTATAGATACACAAACTCCCATTAATAATTTTGGTAATGCTTTTGTAGAAATATATGAAACCTTGAAAGAAAGATATGATGATGAACCATTAATAATAAATGATAATATGACGGAACAACAAATTAAAGAAGCCGAAGTTATTAGAAGAAAGAAAATTGTTACTTTTTCTAAGGGAGTAAACGACACAATAATTAATGAAACAATCAAATTTCAGAATTTTGTACATAATAGCAGACCTGCTGTAATAGAAATAGCAAATAATTTTATTACTAGAATGCAAGTAAGTATGGTTAGGTTAGCCGTCTTGTCTTGTATTGCTGAAGCACCTAAATTACCGGTGAAAGATAGGTTTAAATTAACTAATAAACATGTGTTACAAGCATCTCATGTAACCCAACAGTGTTATAAATCTCTTGTATTGTGGTTAGATTCAGCATTAAGAGCCGAAAGACTATCTTCTGCAAAGAAACAAAAATTAGATGTGTTCAAAAATGAATACCAAAGACTAGTAGATAATAAAAAATCAACTCAAATAGAAGGACAAACAGGAGAGTGGGTAAATAAATCAGTGCTATTGGAAACAGTAAGAATAGCGAGTAATAAGTCGCCCGCAACAATATATAGAAATTACAAATCTAATGCGGAGTTTTATGAAGAAGTTAAACATAATAAAAGTAGATTTGTAAAAATTAAAGGAAGTAAATAAAATGACTGATAAAAAAACATATGAACATACATTCCAAATGTATCAAGTAAAAGATGGGCCGAAAGTAATGATAGAGTCGCTTAACACTTTAGGACAAGAAGGTTGGGCGTTAGCAACAGTAATGAATATAGGAACAGACCGATTAATAGCATTTTTAATTAGAGATACTACTAAGGAATCACCTAACGCTAAGAAGGCAGATTTAGATAAAACTGTTGCTCTATGGTCTGCTACTGGAGAAAGTGATGATGAATGAAATGGTTTAAACGAAATGATTATTCTTTGTATAAAGCACATTTAAAATGGATGAAAAGCAATTACAAAATATCTTCAAAAAGTCCACCGGATGATGATGATGCCTAATATATTAGCAATAGATTTAGAAACAAAAAACATGTCTTATGATATAGGCGGGTGGGATAATACTCACATGTTTAAAGTATCTACAGTTTGCACTTGGGATGGTGATGTTGGCACAATTTATATTGATAAAGCAGTTGATGATTTAAAGAAATCTAATATTACTATTAAACCATTATCAGAACTTAAGTTTGATTTAGATAACCATTTTGAAAAAGGTGGAAAATTGTTAGGACATAATATTAGAAATTTTGATTTACCGGTATTAAAGAATGCAATGGATATTTATTGTATCAAAAAATACTTTGATAATCCTGATTCTTATATTGATACAAGTGCAATTCTTTCTAAAGAACATGGAGAAAGATATAGTCTTTCTAATTTAGTTCAACATACATTAGGTTCAGATAAATTAATGGATAGTTCCGATGCACCTAAGATTTGGAAAACCGGTGGCTACTCGCAAGTAGCAGAATATTGTTTGAAGGATTGTGAGTTAGTTTATGACTTATGGAAGCATGGGGTCGAGAACCAAATAGTTAAAGGCTTCTCCCTTGAAGAAGCAATTGAGAAAGATTTGGAGGTGATGTGGTAATGGCTTTAAGTGCAACATCTATTGTTTTATGGTGTGTATTCATAATTGTGATTTCTTTGTTATTCTTTGCTGCTTTTGGTAATAGTAAATATACCGAAGATAGCATAGAAGATTACATGAGTAATCTAATTAATGAGGAACAAAAACGTGGCTCTAGTTGAGGTTTGTAACTTCTGTAAAGAAGAAACAATACCTAGAAGGATTCGCGGGGTCTATGTTGGTAGTCTTGATGAAATCAAGATTTGGCAATGTAGAATATGTAAGGCGTTATGGTCGAATAGTTAAATAATTATTCGGTCATAACGCTGGTTTTTTTTTTTTGGATTTTTTTTT